TTAAGCACGCATCTTCAGCCAATCGTTTTCGGCCTCTTTCTTCTTCAGGTCAATATAGTCAGCCAGCTTCTTGGCATCCACTAACCAAGGGCTGCGCTGGCCTCCCAGCTTGTACGCAGGCACTGGCAGATCCTGCAGGCATGCGCGTTCATTGGCCTTCTTGGGCTCCATGCCAAAGAAGTCCTTGCAGATTTTCTCCAGCGGGATGTTCACATCGCCAAATTTGGCAAGCAATGCAAAGTGTGTATGGCTCATGATTCTTCAGGCTGATAGTCACCCTTGCGGGCTTGGGTCATGAAAAAGCCCCGCTCACTGGCGGGGCTGGGGTTCATCAAAGTCTGGCCAAGGCGCTCGCTTGTCGCGGCGCTGGCGCTTGCGGCGTGAGGTCATCCGGTGTTCCATTTCATGTGATTGCGTCCAAAGACAATCCAAAGGGCCATATTCATGGGCAGCATTCCCCAAGTGGCTGAAGCGCAGATCCATGCCAGCCTGGGCGCAGTTCAGACAGCGTGTTAAAGACTTCCGTAAAGAACTGCGTGAGGTTGGCATGGCTGTGCTCACGGGCGCAATGGGGGCAGTTGTTGCTCATGGCATCTCCAGATGAAAGAGAGTGAGATAAAGAGATACCGGGGAACGTGATAAATCGGGACATTGTGGGATTGGCCGGAATTTATCGAAACCCGGTGTTGAAACTCTCTTTCCCCTATTGAAACACGCAGGCGGGCGAATTTTTTTGGTTCAGCTGTGAAAAAGGTCACGGTTCCGTGCGTCGGAAGCCTTTTTCAGTCGGTCGCGGATGTTGCGGATCAGCCGGTGCATGTGGATCTGGGTGAGGCCGTACTGCTGGGCCAGCTCGGCATGGTTGTACCCGTTGAAAGCAGCGTAGATTTCGGAGTCGCGCTGGCTCAAGCGCCAACGGTAATCTTTGGGGATGTTGATAAGTTGGCCACCCCAGTGGGTGGCCAGGTGGTCGGTGAGCGCACTAGCCACCATTTCCGCGGCTGGCTCTGGCAGATATGCTGTCAGCTCCTTTTTGGCGACGTCCTGCATATCCGCCAGAAACTCATGCCTGCGGTGTGCCATGTGGGAATCGCGGTCTGTGAACTTGGACATCGTCCGTTGCTGCGCTATGTAGTGGGAAAGGTCGCCCCACGGCGATGCGCAAATTGTCCCAGACAAAATTATGCGAATCAAACCCGACGCCAGGCGTTAGATCGCGGCTGAATGCTGCCTGCGCGTGCTCGAGCTGCTGCTCGGTGAGCGCGCCTTTTTGGTACAGCCCGCGCACTTCGGCTTTCAGCTGGTCGATCGCCTGCGGCAGAAAGCGCATGGCCCACTTCTTGAGAGTTTCGATGACGATTTCAGCGCGGTCGCGGCTTTTGGCGCCAGCAGCTGTGGAGTACTTGCGGGTGCCATGTGCCCAGTGCAGGTCGTCCACCTTGGCCACGCGCTTGACGTACGCCGCCAGTGCGGCCTCTGATGGGTCTTTGACCGCGCTCAGTTCATACAGCAGCAGCCACAGGGCGCGGATTTTGCGGGCGTCCGGGTTGTCGGCCTGCTTGCGGTCGGCGCGCGCGCGGCGCACCTTGAAGCCCTGGGATTTCAGATAGGTGAGCACCTTGTCGATCTGGCCATTGGTCATGGCAGACAGTGACTCGGTGCCGCCCTGGGCCTGCAGGATGGCACGATAAGTCGGCTCGTCCAGCCCCAGTTCGCGGCGGGCCACATGCACGAGCTTGATCATGCCATTGCGGTATGCCTTGGCCTTGTCTTGTGCGTTGTTAATGGCATCGACTGTCTTCATAGGTCTAAGTGGCGAAGTGCTTGTAAAAACCCCCAGCTGGTTGGGCCAAGCTGGGGGGTATCTATTAGTTAGCGTTGACAAATGGCTGCGGCTCTTTGACCGTAATGCCATCACGCGGTCGCCGTGGCTTGATAGAGGCTATCCAGCGGCTAAATGCAGCGTGCTTGTCATGCAGCCCCTCTGCCTCTGACATGCCGGGCACTATGTGCTTGAAAGCATCTTCTCCGTAGCCTCGGCGAGCCTTTGCCGCAATGAAGGGTCTGAATGAATAGGCGGGACCGCTGCCAATTTCTGCCCATACCCGGTTTTCTTCCGGGGGCAGTTGAGTGCCAAAAGCGATCAGCCCGGACGGATAGCACCACGCCACAATTGGTGTCATGTCGTAGAAAGATTTGCAGCCGCATCGAGGGCATACCGTTTCAATAACCCCATTGATCCGCTTGCAAGGCTGGTCCACGCGGTCAGCCTCCGTATGTATAAAACGGCAGCGGCAGCACTTTACAGGTCGGTCTAACGCGCTCATACCACCGCCAAATCCAGTGCGATCGGCTTATATGTGCCGGTCTGGTCATCGCGCTCGTAAAAGCGCACATAGGGTTTGGAGCCAACGGTCTGCATGCTGTCCGCAATGGCCTGCATGGCGAGCTGCCATTCCTCGTCATGGATATCCAGGCGACGCAGGCCGAGCACGCGGCCCGTGCTGATGTTGCCTTCGCGGTCGGCCTGGAAAGCATGGTTCACCAGAGCGCGGATGTTGTCGTTGGCGCCTTCGGACCAGCGCGCGACACACTTGTCGATCAGCGCTTTGGCAGCCTGCAGCTGCTCGCTGAACGTAATGCGCTCTTGCATCTGGCGCACCACCTTGAATTTGCCGTCATAGCTGTACAAGGTCACATTGCCCTTGTCGCCGCCGGTTTTCACGCCGTACTGCTCGACGCTGGTTTCCACCAGAGCGCTTACTTCAGTCAGCGCGTGCAGCTTGAACTGCTTGAGCGTGCTGCTGGCCGCGTGGGCCTGTTCGACCAGGCTGCGCACCAGCTGGTCGCGCAGCTTGTCGATCGGCTTGACCTTGTCTTCCGGCACCAGGGCACCCTGCGCGTTTTTCCAGTAGCCAGGAATGGTTTCAGGAATATTTTGGTTCATGGTTTGTCGTTCCTTTATTGCAAGGCAGTGGGTAAATCGGTGGGGAATTGGTGTGCGTCGTGCTGAGGGTTTGCATAGGGCGCTGAGATCAGCTCCCCGGCATACGAAGCCATGGCAAAGCCGATCTCACGTTGTGCGTCGACAGGCATGGAACGCACATGAAAAAGGTGCAACGTGATCAATGCGTGCAGGATCACGGGCGTGCAGATCGTGCGTCCCTTGAGGGTTGCGGCCATTTCCCTGGCCAGCGCTGCGCCCATTTGCTCCAGTTCCAGCACAGATGCGGGGGTTCGGTTGTCGATATCCATGTGTCACCTCATCAAAAGCCGCGGCTGGGGCATGCCATGAAATCCATTGCACCTGGGCGCGCCGGCGCCGACACTGGCGGGGTCCAGACCGGGGCCGACATCAAATTGACGCGGCGCGGCTGGGCCGCGTCGGCAGACGGCGGGCGCACCACGTCACGCGGGCGGCCGCGCTTGCTCGTTGTGATGCCCAGATCGGGCAGCTTGGTGCGTGCGTCCGGGTGCAGCTGCCACACTGTCTCGCCGGTGGGCGACTTGCCGCGTTCGACCCACCAGTTGCTGGCCAGCTTTCGCAGGCGCAGCGACATATCGCACGCTGTGTGCCCTTGGAAGCGCAGCAGCAGCGCTTCCATGGTGCGAGGGCCGTTTTCAGCCAGGTACTGGATCAGCAGGCGATTGGCCTGGCCCATCTTGATTCCGCTCATGGTCGACCTCCAGTGGTTGCAGTTAAACGGGGCCTTGGCAGCGTCTCTGCATCGCTTTCTTTCACGCCAAGGCAGATGGAATAGCCGACGCGCATGCCGGCCATGTGGGACGCTTCCAGCTGCGCCGAGCTAGGCGGCCGGCCGACGACGTGCACCAGGGCGGCCAGCGTGGCCAGCAACCCGATGCCCAGCCACAGCACCAGGTACGCCAGGGGGTGCACGCGACGAGATTTGCGGCAGCTGTTCATGCGACCTCCAAGCGGCGCGGCACAGCGGCCAGCACCATTTCGTCATCAAAGGCCCGGTACACCATGTCGATGGCCTGCCAGTCACTGGCAAAAAGGCCAGAGAGCACGCCACGGCGGCCATCGTCGAACGTGATCAGCACTTGATAACGGCGCATGTCAGTCTCCCCCGCGAATGGCCGCCATCACCAGCTCATCCGTGACCTTGGGCGCACCGATTTGCACGGCGGCATTCATGGCGCGGGTCAGCAGGTTGTTGATCGCCAGCGGATAGCACAGGGACTGCACCGTGCCCTGGCGTGCGCCGAAGGTTTCGCGCACATGGCGGCGCAACACGGTGCGGATGGCATCGACCGCACCAGGCTCGATGATCTTTTCCGCGTCCATGCCCACACGCTTGAACTTGAAAGCCAGGTAGTCGCCCACGTTGTTGTCCAGCGGCGGCAGCGTCACCAGCTCGCAGCGCTGCACCACCTCCCGCACTTCCGGACTTTGTTCACTGAGCTTGCGTGCCAGCTCGGGCTGTCCGATCAGGATGATGGATAGCAGCTTTTTGAAGCCGTCCTCCAGCTCGTAAAAGCGCTTCATGGCCTTGAGCGTTGGCACGGCCAGATCGTGTGCCTCTTCGATGATCAGCACATGCTTGTTGCCCACACGGGCGCTCTCGCGCAAGATGCTGTGCATCTGCTCGGTCCGGCGCTCGTGGCTGAGTCGGGGAGACACACTGGGGGCCAGGTTGCGGATCACTGCGGCAGTGATATCGCTTGCCAGCAGCGGGCGCCCGGCCTTGCTGGTGGCGCTCATGCCCACCACGTAGGGCTCGATCACGATCACAGGCTCACCGCTGGCCGCGATCCACGCCAGCAAGTCCTTGCGGATCGTGCTTTTGCCCGAGCCGGACTCGCCTGTCACAGCCAGCATGCCGCCGTGCTGTGCGGTCTGGCGTACTGCGGCGCGCACATACCGGATATCGTCACTCAGGAAGACATCGTCGGGGCCGCACATCTCGTTCACAAAAGAGTCCCGTACAATTTTGAAGTGCTGGCGGGTCTCGGGGGCCAGGCGTTGGTGTCGCAAAAGCATCGTCAAGTCCTCATCAAAAGTGGCCTTCTGGCCGGGGGAAACAGGGGCCGCTGCAGCGTTGCCGCGCTGCAGTGGCTCACCTCCGTTAAGAGATTCGCGGGGGCCGTGTACGCGCTCGAACGCAATTTCCAGCTGCTGTGCGGTGGCGCCGTTCTCGAGCAGAAAGCGCTTGATATGGGGCGCCAGCACCTCGTAGCCCATGCTCGGACGGCGGGGCCAGCTGTCGTAGCGGCAAATCAGGCACACGGTGGCCGATGAAATGGGCAGCTTGAGCTGCTTGCGCAGGTACTTGGCCAGCGCAGCCTGGGTCGTGCACAGGTCTTTCAGGATCTGGTGCAAGTGCAGCTGCAGCAGGTCGGTTTCTTGGTTCATCATTTCCCTCGCTTTCACACCACACGCAGGCCGCCAGCGGCGCGTGCGGGCTGATCCTTGCCGGCGTTCTTGAGCTGCTCAATGAGCACGGCCAGCTGGTCTTCTGGCACGCCGTCCTTGAAACGCGCGGTCATAAACTGGTTCTCTTGCACCGTCAGATTGCGGCCCAGCTCCTTGCGGATGCGCAGCATCACGGTGACAGCGTCGAGCAGCACCGGCTCGGCCTTGGCGTGCGCAGGTGTGGCGATTTCCACGCCGGGGCGCTGCAGATAGCTGGGGTGCTCGACTTCGGCCAGGTAGCTGTGCGCCTTGATCTCGCCGCCAAACGGCACAGCCCCTTTTTGACGTGCTGCCGTGGCGTCCTGGCCAGGGAAGGCCAGCTCGTCCATCGCCTCGCCGGCCGCCTCGGCCACGGTCTTGGCGTGGGACTTGTAGCCCTCGCCAGGCACGGCGGCAGACAGCGGGAAACCGAATTCGTCAAACTCGGTTTCTGGTTCGACGCGGTACACCAGCGGCTCACCGTCGTAGCGCTGCAGCTCGATCTGTATGGCCTGCTCGCCATACACCAGGGGCCGCACACTGACAACGTCACCCACATTCACGCCATGCAGGCCGCTGAGGCTGTAGGTGCGCGTGGACTCTGCCTTGGGGTGCTTAAAGCGGATGCACAGGTGCGCATCCACCTTGCGTTCCACTTCTTTGCCCGCCATCAGCGCGCGGCACACCTCCACATCAGGCAGCAGGCGCAGTTCATCGCTGCGGATGCGCTGCCACAGTGCATAGCGCGACACAGGCTCGGCCAAGCCATCGCGGCGCAGGCGAGTGTCTTGGCCGGGGATCAGGTTGGCGTTGTATGCCTCACACCAGGCCGTGGCCGCAGCATTGAGCTGCTCGACGTTGTCCACAGGTTCAAAGCGCAGGCGGCTCTCGAACTGGGTTTCGATGACGTTGTTGGCGTTTTCCACGCCGCCTTTGGCGCGTGCATTGCCGGCCTCGTGGGTGATCGCCTCCACTTCCAGCGCGCGCAACAGGTGGCCGATAGCGTGCGATGTGTTGGCCGAGCCCTTGTCCCACACCATCACCTTGGGCACACCATGAAACAGGCGGCCATCCTGCTTGCCCCATGCGTGCATCAGGAAGTTGAACAGGTTGGCCTGGGTCTCGCCCGCTGCTTCGCAGTACCAGACCACGATTGCGCCCGACGCACCGTCGTAGAGGGCATACCGCCAGACCTTGAACTTCACTTTCGCAAGGTTTTCGAGCTTGTTCTTGTAGAACTGGCTGTCCTCCATGATGTGCTGGCGGCCGTTGAGGTAGTACACCAGGCACAGGCTGGGGTCCACCTGGTGCGTGTGATTGGGGTGCGGGTAGCGCAGCTTGGTTGCAGGCGTTGCCTGGCGCTGGGCCTGCACATTCAACCCGCGGTCACGCAATAGCCGGTTCAGGTGCGCGTTACTCACGTCCACTTGCAGGCCATTGGCCTCCAGCACGCTGCGTGCCACCGGGGTGTGCATGGTCTGCTTGCCGTTGTCGCGCACGCTCTCGCGCTGGATCGTGGCCAGCGTCAGCAGCGCGGCGCTGTTCACGCTAGTGGTGCCTTTGTCGGCACGGCACTTGCGGCCACTTTCCCAGCCCGCCACCTTCTTGAGGTGGCGGTACACGGTCTGGCGGCTCATGCCCAGGAATGCGGTGGCCTCGTCCAGCAGCTTGCCGCCCGTGCCGTGGGGCGCGTCATCCAGCTTGCGCGCCAGCTGACGGATGTAATCGCAGATTGCAGGGCTCAGTGAAGCCATGTCAGTAGCCTCCAGGTCGGTGTGCATGGCTTATGCGGCGGTGGTATCCACGAAAGCCTGCAGGTCCTGGCCGTAGGTGTCCCACAGCTCCTGGCGCAATGCGGCGGCGGACAGAGTCAGGCGTGACAGGTTGTCGTAGAGCTTTTGGGCCGCTGCCTTGACCTCATCGGGCATCGGCACGTAGTCGCCAGGCGAGTAGCCGGGCTGCTTGGCGGCTTCTTCCAGCCACCAGCGCTCCAGCGCCTGGGCCTGCTGCTTGGCCTGCAGCAATGCCTCGCATGCCGCGTCGTTAGCCTTGTTGATATCGGCGCAAAAGCCCTGCAGACGTTCGTCCAGTGGCTGCGTGCTGGGACCAGAGCGCAGCTGTTTTTCCAGCTTGTCGGCACGCTGCGACTCCTTGTCGCGCTTTTCTGCCAGGAAGCGGTTGTCCTCCTTGGCCTGGCGCAGGGCCTGGCGCAGCTCGCTGGCGCTCATGCGGTCGATGTCGTCCATGTCCTTGAGGGATTCCAGCGTGTCATCGTCGTGGGTGACAAGCTCAAGGAATGCACTGGCGCTTTTGACCTGGGTGCTTAAAACCGCCAAATTGGCGGATTTGGCGGTCTTTGCCGCTGACTGCATAAAGCGTTGTGCTGTGCGCTCGGAAAATCCGAGCATCTCCACACGCTGCTTGAACTCGCCATGCGGGGTCATCTCCTTGAGCACCAGCAAGCGCTTGCCGGTTTCCAAAATGGCCTCGACCGTGCGGCGCTGATAAAAGCGAATCTCGCCTTCCAGCGCTCCCACACTCAATGTGCCCTCATAGCCCACACTCAAGGCCACAGCGCGGACGCGGGCCTGGGCCTCCTGGTCCATGACAGCCAGCGCCTCCTGTGCGCTTTCAATACGTGCAACAGCCTGGTCGTTGAGCACGACGTCGGCCACGGGTTTAAGCACTGCGTTAGGGGTACGAGCCATGTGGTTTCTCCAATCAGTTAACAGTTAAAAACCAGAAGTCATCGAATGGCGGCGGTCTTCCAGGCGCCGCTGGGCCTTGTCAAAGCTGTCCAACACCTTGAAAGTCAGGCGGGTAAAAGCGGCCGTGGGGTAAAAGCGCCCCGTCTCATCGCTCTTGCGGCACCAGCCGTAAGCAATCAGCGTCTGCGTGGCACGGGTCACTTGCACGGGGGTGGTCTTGCAGGCGTCGGCCAGGTCCTTGTTGGATGCGCCTTGTTCGGCAAAGCCGCACAGGGCTTCGAGGACCTGCAGCACGGGTGCTGCGCTCTTGGTGACACCGGCGCTCATACAAGCACCCCCGCACCAATCTCTGCTTTCAGGGCACGCACGCCAACGCCCCAGATGTGGCGCACGGCATCCGCGCCATGCTCAGCGCTGACGCGATCCACGAGGCGAGACAGCTCGCCGTGCTCCATCACCGCAAAGTGAATGAACGTGTCGGCAGGCACGCCCTTGCGGCTGCAGCAGGGCGCAAAGTGCTGATAGCGCGTAAATGCGGCCACGCGCCCGGTGGGCTTGCCCTGTCTGTCGCGCTTTGCTTTCACGGCGCAGCCTGTCAGCGCAGCGCGCACAGCGTCCAGTGGGATGGCGTTAGTCGTCATGGCTGAAACCCTCCAGCTCTGGCTGGTGGTAGCGCTGGACATTGCCGTGGTGGAATGCCACCTGCTCCAGGTGCTGCCGCAACTGAGCCAACAGCGCGCCGGTGTCCACGCTGGCGGGGTTGGCATAGAACTTGGCCAGCGTGGACACCGCGTCCGCGCATGCCTGGTTAACGGCCAGCAGCGCAGACTCCGTGGCCTTTTGGCCCTTGGGCATCGGGATGACGATGCGGCCAGCGTGGGCCGACAAAAAGTCGCTCACGTAGTGGCATCCACAGATCAGCTCAAACTGGGGGATGACCAGAGCGGGCATGCGGCCAGTGCTTGCCCACTTGTAAAACGTGTCCTCGTTGGTGCACAGGAACACGCAGATCCTGGCCACAGACAGCCCCTTTTTCTCCAGCGCGTAGTCCTTGCAGGCCCGGATGGCGTCCGGCAGGCTTATGGGCCTGTACTGTTTCCAATTGCGCAGGCGCATCTGAACTTCCTCCTTCCTCATGTCTTCCGAAAAAAATCCACGCTGAAATGCACCGCGCCTTGACACTGGCCCCAACGAACTGCATGGAGGCGATATGGGCGTTGACACTTCACTGATGCAAAAGCTGGTCGAGCGGGCCGTGCAGCAGCGCCTGCGGCCACTCGAGGACCAGGCATGGGCGCAGCACTGGCTGCTGGTTGAGCTGGCACGCCAGCTGCCACGGCAAAGCCTGCTGGATGCAGCGCAAAGGCTGGAGCTGCAGGCACGGGCAGATGGACGAAAAGACCGCGACGGCGCTGCATGGAACAGCTGGCAGCTGTACCTGTGCCAGCTGGCAGGACTGGTGGACGGCAATGACTTGCCTCAAACCCGCAAGTACGGGGGGTGACGCGGTGACATTGGGCAAACATCAGCTGCGCCTGGCCCGGCGGATTGCCTGTAATATTTCGCTGCAACATAGGGACGCTCAGGCAACCAGACGCTCGCGGGAGACCTCGCCGCTTTTGATGCCCAGCGCGACAGCAATGTTGTGGCTGTCGCCGCGCAGGCATTTGCGTGCGGGCCTGGCATCGTCATCGTTGATGATGGCGGTCACCAGCGCAGGGTTGAAACCATGCTTCACCGCCCACGCGGAGATCGATAAGCCCTTGCTTCTGAACTCGTTGCGGACTTGTTCGCGCGTTTTGAGCACCGGGGCCTGTTCGCAAGTTTTGGGTGTCATGCTGCGTCCCTTTGTGTAGCTACTAGCGCTAACTAGTAGTGATTTGTTGAACTTGTTGAACGCATTATGTGCACGTTTGTGCACCTTTGCAATACATTTTTTGGTGTCTAAATGAGCATAGGGCAACGATTGCGCGAAGAACGGGAGCGCCTCAAGGTCTCTCAGGAACGGTTCGCCGCCATCGGCGGCGTGCAAAAACGCGCGCAGATCAACTACGAGGCAGGGGATCGCACGCCAGATGCCGAATACCTGGCAGGCGTGGCCATGGCCGGCGTAGACGTGGCCTATGTGGTTACGGGCAAACGCGGAGACACACAAGCACCGCAGCTCACCATGGAAGAGCAAACCCTGCTGCATCTCTTTCGTGATGCGGCGCCTGCCGTGCGCAAGGCCGCCATCGCGGCATTAGCGTCGGGGGCGCCAGGCGGCATGACGATGTCGCATGTGGGCGATGGCAACGTGCAGGTGGGCCAAGGCGCGAGGGTGAAAGTCAAGCAAGGGCAGTAATCGGGCAATAACAACAAAGGCCGGGTCACGGCAGGGAGTGTGTGAAATGTGGCAATGGTTCAAAAAAAAGCTGCGAACCGCAGTGAGGTACGTGTTAAACAATGGCCCGGCCCCACAGACAGAACCGCCACCCCCGCCACCACCAGTGCAAGGACTTACGCCTGCAGCAGAGGCCGCAAATATGGGCACTGGCATGACCATGGCTGATGTAGGCAAAGGCAATGTACAGATAGGCCAGGCAGGCGGCCCGGTGGTGGTCAACCAGGTGACCCTGCACATTCAAAACCGGCCAGTAGTGCAGACTGAAAAAAAGCAGCGCCTCACGGTGGACCGGAGGGAGCTGCTGCGGCTGATGCGCCGCACCGGCAAAGAGCAGACAGTGGTGAAGTGGATGGAGACCACGTTCGGCACCAGCCGCGTGCTTGAACTGACTGACGGGGAGGTATTTCGTGCACGCCGCTACTGTGAGACGATCATTGAACGAAGCGAAATCAAAATGCACGAAGAAATAGGCGCATAAGCGCCGGGGGGGCAAACCATGGAACTACTGGGCTTTATCGTTTTTTTTGGCTTGGCCACACTGGCCGCGATCATTGCCAGCCGTCGCGCACGGCTTGGCATTGTGACGTTCCTGAGAACAACGCTTTATGCAGTCAGCGGCAAAGACCGCCAAATCCGCCAATTTGGCGGTTTTAAGCACCCAGGTCAAAAGCACTGGGCATTGAAACCCGCGTGGCACAGAAATTCATGCAATCGGCGTTGAAGTTCTCAAAAGCGTCGACGTCGACGCTTTTGAAATCAGTCGATTCACAGTCCAAGCTGTTTGAAATGCTGGTTCTGGATGATGAACAGATTGATGAGCTGGCACTCACTGGCGAGCCAGTGCATTCCTTGAGCTTGTCACCCACGACGATGACACGCTGGAATCTGCCAATTTGGCGGATTTGAAAACGGCCAAATTGGCCGTTTTGTTTTAGTAACGCGGGGTAAAAGACCGCAGGCATGCGGCGCTTCACAGTAAAGGCTTTCAGACCGAAAGTCTTTTATGGAGTACGCCATGGCCCCTGCCCCCGTGTCCGAATCCAAGCTGCCCAGACTGACCAGCTGGTGGCTGATTGCAGCGCTGCTGTCGCTGGCGGTGTTTTTCATCGCGCCGCAGCAAATCCCCGTCAGCCTGTACAAGCTCAACCTGATCGCTGTGGCCGCTGTGTCCGGGTACTGGATTGACCGCAAAGTCTTTCCCTATGCACGCCCCGACACCCGTGCGCTGCGCACCCTTTGGGACCTGGACGGCATCGAGATCACGCAAGAAGACCAGGAGCGCGGCTACATCCTCGCAGGCGACGGGCAACGCATCCCGCTGGACGAGGTCATGACCGCCACCTGCGGCCCCATTGACCCGGCACCGCTGCACTTCATGCTGGGCTGCATGCTGCGCCGGGCCGTCATCATCGCGGCCGCAATGATTGCGGTCAGCATGGGGGGATAAGCCATGCGCGCCCGTTCCATGCGTGCCTGGCTGCTGGCTGCTGCAGCGCTGACAGGTGCTGTGCTCAGCACCTGCGCTCAGCCTGTGCAGGCCCAGGTGCCAGCCGCAGCCCAGCAATACCGTGCCCAGCTGGTGCGCACCGCACACAGCGTGTGGGGCTTGGATGCACCCGTGGCCGTCTTTGCCGCACAGGTACACCAAGAATCTGCCTGGAAGCCAGAGGCCATCAGCCGCGTAGGCGCTGGGGGCCTGGCCCAGTTCATGCCCGCCACCGCCAGCTGGTGGTGTGACCTGAACAAGATTGCCCCCGCAGCCTGCCTGCCGCACAACCCTGCCTGGGCCTTGCGTGCCCTGGTGGGCTACAACAAATACCTCTACGACCGCACGCCCACCCGCTATAGCAGCTACGACCGCATGTGGGTGGCGCTGCGTGCCTACAACGGCGGGCTGGGCCATTGGCAACGTGAGGCCGTGGCTTCCGGTGCCACCCAGCCCACACGCGAGCAAGTGGACGCAGCCTGCGGGAAAGCCCGCCGCGCAGCTGTGCACTGCGGGGAGAACCTGCAGTATCCGCGCCGCATCTTGAATGAGCTGCAGCCCCGCTACAGCCACTGGGGGCCGGGCTTATGAAGCCGGGCCTGCACTGGCTGCTGGGGGCAGCATCGCTGGCCGCCCTGGTCTGGGGCGTGCACAGCTACCAAGGCCATCTGATCGCCAAAGGCGATGCACAAGGCGCTGCCCGTGTGCAGCAAGCCTGGAACGCCGAAACCTACCAACGCAATCTGGCCACCGGCCAGGCCAACGCCGTGCGCCAGCGTGCGGCCGAGAAAGTGGCCGATGAACAAGCACAACGCCAAGCAACTACTGAAAAGCGCTTTGCTCTTGCTGCCGCTACTGAGCGCAGCCTGCGCGCAGAAATCAAGCGGCTTAACAGCAGACCCAAGCCTTTTACCGTTGACGACACCGGCCTTGCCGCCTGCACTCGCGAAGCCACCACCGCCCGAGAGCTACTCGGCACGTGCAGCCACAGATACACAGTGCTGGCAGCAGACGCTGACCGCCTCCGAGACCAAGTCCTCGGCCTCCAGCAATGGCACAGCCGTGTCTGCACCGTGCCAGCCGCAGGAGCCGCCCAGTGACTGACGACATCGACCGCGCCCAAGACCTGGAGGCACGCCAGCGCGATACCGCCTTGCGCCGCCAGGCCACAAGGGCGGGCTTGCAGGGCAAAGCCATGACCGATTCAGCCACCGAATGCCAGGACTGTGAGCAGCCAATTCCACAAGCACGCCGCTGGGCGGTGCCAGGGTGCACGCGCTGCGTGAAGTGCCAAAGCGCCCAAGAGCGCATGAAAGGACGGTTCTTGTGAGCCTGCAGATTGATTTTTGGCAGCTGGTAGGCCTGCTGCTCTCGGGGCTTGGTGTGGTGGTGGGCCTGCTCAAGTTTGGGCTGATGCAAGCCCAAAAGCACCAGGACGCTGCACACCTGCAACTGCTCTCGCGCTTGGACAGCATGGAGCAGACCAACAAACAAGAGGCCGCGCAGTGGCAGCGCCTTGAGCGCGAAATGCTGCAGCTGCGGGCCGACCTGCCGCTGCAGTACGTGCGCCGCGAAGACTACATCCGGGGTCAAAGCGTCATTGAAGCCAAGCTGGACGCTGTGGCCGTCAAGCTCGAAAACGCCCAGCTGCGCGTTGCCAGCATCCAGAACAACAGAGGGTAAGCCATGCACATTGACCACGCCAAAGTCCGCCGCGAGAGCCTGCGCTGGCTCATCTTGCTCACACTGAACAATGCCCGCCCTTGTGGCGCGCAGGAGTCGCCCATCCTGTCCGTGGCCCAGTCCATCTACCCCGACGCCAGCCCTTTGGAGCTGCGCCGTGAGCTGGACTATCTGGGCGACCGTGACCTGGTCAAGCTGCGCAAAGACCCCAGCGGCCCCTGGCATGCAGAGCTGACCCGCAATGGCGTAGACATTGCCGAATACACCATCGACTGCGAGCCTGGCATTGCCCGGCCCCAGAAGTACTGGGCGGGCTGAGCCATGGGCCGCAAAAGCTCCATCGACCGCATGAGTCCTGACGTCAAGGCCTACATTCAGGCCATGCTGGCCACAGGCAGTCAGACGCTGGATGCGTTGATTGCAGACCTGCAAGAGCGCTTTCCCACCGAGGCCAGCAAGGGCGAACTGCCCAGCCGCTCGGCCTTGCACCGCTACGGCGCCAAGCTGGATCGGCGCTTGAACGCCATCCGGGCCAGCACCGAAGCCGCACGCCTGATTCGCCAGCATGCTGGTGACGACGAAGACGCCCGCTCTGAAGCCCTGGTTGCCATGGTGCAGACCGAGCTGTTTGACGCCATCTTGCTGCTGCAAGAAGCCGACGACCCCGAGGCCGACCCCGGCCAGCGCGTCACCTTGCTCAGCAAAGCGGCCAAGAACATTGCCACGCTCACCCGCTCCAGCGTCAACTTGAAGCAATTCCAGGCCAAGGTAGAGGCCGAGGCACGCAAGAAAGCGCTGGAAGACGCCGCCGCCACCGCAGAAACCACGGCCAAGGCCGCTGGCTTGTCCGCCAACGGGGTGGCAGCGTTGCGCGCCGCCATCATGGGGACCATGTGATGGAGCAGGTCACCCCCGAGCTGCAAGCGCCAGAGCCTACGGAGCTGAGCCAGGCCATCTTCATGGCCTACCAGGTCAAGTGGGTGGAAGACATGGCACCCGTCAAGATCATGGAAAAGTCACGCCGCATCGGTCTAAGCTATGCCGAGGCGGCCGACGACGTGCTGTATGCCGCCAGCGCCGAGGGGGCCAACGTCTACTACATCTCCTACAACAAGGAGATGACCCAAGGCTTCATCCAGGACTGTGCCGGCTGGGCCAAGGCCTTCAATGCGGCCGCCAGCCAGATTCAAGAGTCGGTGCTGGAAGAGGAAGACAAGCAAATCCTCAGCTACAGCATCCACTTCGACAGCGGCCACAAGATTCAGGCCTTCACCAGCAACCCACGCAACCTGCGCTCCAAGGGGCGCCCCGGTGAACGGCTGGTGATTGACGAAGCCGCCTTTGTGGACGACATCAAAGAGCTGCTCAAGGCCGCCATGGCCATGACCATGTGGGGCGGGCAAATCCGCATCATCAGCACCCACAACGGCGAGGACAACCCGTTCAACGAACTGATTACCGATGTGCGCGCAGGCCGCTACCCCTACAGCCTGCACCGCGTGGACTTTGACGACGCCCTGCGTGATGGCCTATACCGCAAGATCTGTGCGGTCAGCAAGCGGCCCTGGAGCCGCGAGGGCGAGGCCCAGTGGCGGCAAGAAATCATCAACCGCTACCGCCCCAACGAGGGCGAAGAGCTGTTTTGCATTCCCGCCCAGGGCGGTGGTGCCTGGCTCACCCGCGTGCAGGTGGAAAGCCGCATGGTGGAGGCACCCGTCATCCGCTTTACGGGCACCAAAGCATTCAACCAGTCCAGCCCGGAAGTGCGCAAAGCACTCATGCAGGACTGGATCGACGAAACGCTGCGGCCCCTGCTCAAGAAACTCACCCCCGAGCTGCGCCACGCGCTGGGCATGGACTTTGCGCGCACGGGCGACCTGTCTGTGCTGGCACCGGTGGAGGTGGCAGCCAACCTGCATGAGCGTGTGCCGTTCCTGGTCGAGCTGAAAAACGTCCCCTACAAGCAGCAAGAGCAGGTGCTGTTCGCCATTTGTGATGCGTTGCCCCGTTGCTCGGGCATCGTCATTGACAGCCGGGGCAATGGTTCCTACATCGGTGAATCCGCCGAAGACCGCTATGGGGCCATGGTGCTCAAGCTCATGCCCACCGAGGGCTGGTACCGCGACAACATGCCCGGTTACAAGGCCGCGTTTGAAGACGGCACAATCACGCTGCCCAAGCACGATGGCCTGCTGCAAGACCACCGCGCCTTCAGGCTGGTGCGCGGGGTGGCGCGCATCCCGGAGGGCAAGACCGAAGGCGACAGCCACGGCGACCGCGCCATGGCCTGCGTGTACGCCCATGCGGCGGCCAAGCTCAAGATTATTCCCATCGACTATATCCCCGTGCCCACCCACGCCCGTGGCTTTGACCACCGGGCCGACCCCAGCGCCGTGGATGACAACGACTGGGCCATGCCCGAGGCCGAGGGCTGGTGATGCCGCAACACCCAGCTGCCGAAATCCGGCGATTTAAGCGATTTTTAGGCCGAGGGTATGCAACGCCCACGGTTTGTTGTGTTTGCGGCCTTGTAAACGCCCGTAAACGCCTTGCCGCGCCTTGCAGCCATGCAATGCGCTGGCGCAATCCCCTTCACGAGGTGCCCACATGGCAAAAAGCATGATTTTGGGGGCCGATGGCCAGCCGATTGAGATGGATGACATCCGCACCCCGCAAACCTCCCAGCTGGGCCACCTGCAGCGTGAGCTGCAGTCCCACCCCACACGCGGTCTCACCCCCAGCAAACTGGCCACCATCCTGGACGCGGCCGAGCAAGGTGACCTCACGGCCCAGTTCGACCTGTTTGAAGACATGGAAGAGAAGGACGGCCACATTGCCAGCGAGATGGGCAAGCGCCGCCGCGCCTGCATCGTGGACTGGGAGGTCGTGCCGCCCGAGGGCGCCAGCGCCTTGGAAAAGCGCAACGCCGAGCAACTGGGCGAGCTGGTGCAGGCTATCCCCGACTTTGAAGACGTGATCTTTGACGCCACCGACGCGATCGGAAAAGGCTTTGCATGCCTTGAAATGGAATGGCACCGTGAGGGCAAGCTGTGGCTGCCCAAAACCGTCACGCACCGGCCGCAAAGCTGGTTCCAGCTGCACCGTGGCTACCGGCAGGAGCTGCGCCTGCGCTCCAACACCGCAGACGCTGACGGCATTCAGGGCGAGGTGCTGCGTCCGTTCAACTGGATCACCCACATCCACAAGGCCAAATCCGGCTACCTGGAGCGCACGGCGCTGTTTCGCCAGCTGGTGTGGACGTACCTGTTCAAAAACTACTCCGTGGGCGACCTGGCCGAGTTTCTGGAGATTTATGGCATCCCTGTGCGGCTGGGCAAATACCCGGCCAATGCCACTGAGAAGGAAAAAGCCACCTTGCTGCGTGCCCTGGTGGGCATTGGCCACAACGCGGCGGGCATCATCCCCGACGGCATGCTCATCGACTTCAAGGATGCTGCCACGGGTGACCCCAAAGCCTTTGAGCTGATGATCAGCTGGTGTGAGCGCAACCAGTCCAAGGTCATCCTGGGCGGCACGCTCACCAGCGGGGCCGATGGCAAAAGCAGCACCAACGCCTTGGGCAATGTGCACAACGAGGTGCGCAAAGACCTGCGCGACGGCGACTTGCGCCAGCTCAACACCACCTTGACCCGCGACCTGGTCTACGCCATGGCCACGCTCAATGGCCTGGCGCCGGGTGGTATCAAGCGCTGCCCACGCATGCGGCTGACGGCCGACGAAACCGAGGACATGGAGTCCATGTCCAACGCTCTGCCCAAGCTGGTGGCTGTTGGCGTGCAAGTGCCCAAAACCTGGGCCAACCGCCGTCTGGGCATTCCGCTGCCGCAAGCAGGCGAAGAGGTGCTGACCCCAGCCCCAACTACCATAGCTGCCCATGCCGCGCCTGCTGTGCCCGGCACTCCACCTGCGGCCGCCGCCGCGCTGACCGCACAGACAGCCCCATCTCAGCCGCGCACCGTGGCCGGGGCCATGCTGCCCCAGCTGGCCCGCCAGGCTGACCCGGCAGCGGGCGGCTGGGTGGCCCAACTGCGCGAGCTGGTGATGCGGGCCACCAGCCTGCAAGACATCCGCGATGGGCTGGAGCAGCTGCTGCCCGATATGACGCTGGATCAGTACGCCAGTGCCTTGGCCGATGCGCTGGCTACGGCCGAGTTGGCAGGCCGCCATGACGTGCTGCAGGAGGCGGCTGGCTATGGCCACTAGCCCACCCGCCGCCGCGTATGGCAGTTTTCCGTTCAAGGAGCAGCAGGCTTTTTTTCAGCGCAAGCTCAACCTGCCCACCACCAGTTGGACAGACATCTACACCCACGAGCATGACTGGGCGTTCGTCGTGGCTGGGGCCAACCGCAACGACATCGTCACGGACTTTCGGGCGGCTGTAGAAAAAGCCATCTCCGAGGGCACTACGCTGGAGACCTTCCGCAAGGACTTCGATGCCATCGTCGCCAAGCACGGCTGGGACTACAACGGCGGGCGCAACTGGCGCAGCCGCGTCATCTATGACACCAACCTGTCCACCAGCTACGCCGCTGGCCGCTGGCAGCAGCTGCAGGCCGCGCCGTACTGGCAGTACGAGCACAGCGACTGGGTCGAGCACCCACGCATGCAGCACGTCGCGTGGGATGGCCTGGTGCTGCTGCGTGAAGACCCGTGGTGGCGCATTCACTTCCCGCCCAACGACTGGGGCTGCCAGTGCAAGGTGCGCGGCCTGTGGCCACGCGATCTGCAGCGCCTGGGCAAGAGCGGGCCAGATACCGCGCCCGAGATCCGCCTTGTCGAGCACACCATTGGCAAAAACAGTCCCAACGGCCCGCGCACGGTGCAGGTGCCCGAAGGCGTTGGCCCCGGCTTTGAGTACGCACCCGGCAGCTGCCGCCTGCGCAGCGCCATACCGCCTGAGCGGCCAGACCCACCCGTGCCGGGCAGCGCGGGCGGCCAAGGGCTGCCCAATACCCGCCCATTGGCACCACTGCCGCCGCCACGCCCCGTCACCAGCGATGCGCTGTTGCCCCAAGGGCTGGCCCCCGAAGCCTATGTGCAGGCATTCCTGCAGCCGCTGGGGGCCACGCTGGAGCAGCCCGCCATCGTGCGCGATGCAGTGGGTGAGCGGCTGGTCGTGGGTAAAGAGCTGTTCCAGACGGCGCAAGGCGAGTGGAAGGTCACCAAGCGTGGCCGTGAAACCTTTTTGCCGCTGCTGGCCCAAGCGCTGCTCCACCCGGACGAAATCTGGGTGCGGCTGGAGTGGCTCTACACCCTGCAAAAGGCAGTGGTGCGCCGCCGCTACATCGCACAGTTTGCGGTGCAAGGCCAAGCGCTGCCAGCGCTGGCAGTGTTTGAGCTGGGGGATGACGGCTGGGCCGGTGTCACCCTGTTTCAGGGTGCGAGCGGCAGCGCCGAAGAGTGGCGCGTGGGCGTGCAGGTATATGCACGCAGCTGAAACGGCGAGCCCAGCAAAGCGCCACTTGCTGGGCTCCTCCGGGGGTAGGGTCGGTGGGCCTGGCGCGGCCTTCTCCCCCGATGAGTTGATCACATTGTAAGCACAGGAGCCCAAAAATGGCAGGCACCCACATCCGCGTTGATTTATCCATGGTTGGCCCCGACGTGCTGGGGCAAATTCAAGCGCGGCTGGAGAACCCCGCCGAGCTGCTGGCCCAGCTGGGCGAATACGGGCAAAGCAGCACAGAGGCCCGCTTCAAAAGCCAGTCCGGCCCCGATGGCACCGCATGGCAGGCGCTCACCCCGCGCTACCTCAAGCGCAAAAAGAAAAACAAAGACAAGGTGCTCACTTTGGACGGCTACCTGCGCCGCATCCACTGGCAGCCGGTGGGCAATGATGCGGTGCGCTGGGGCAGCAACAGTGTCTATGCGGCCATCCACCAGCATGGTGGCACCATTGAGCAGCCAGCCCGCCAAAGCACCGTGCACTTTGGCGCGGGCAGCACAGAGCGCCTTTTCGTGAAAAAGAAAAAGGCCCAGCGCAGCATGGCCGTTACCATTCCTGCGCACGAAGCCGTCATGCCCGCCCGGCCATTCCTGGGCATCAGCACCGAGGACGAGCGCGAGATCCAAACCATCACACGGGACTGGCTGCTGGGCCGCTAGGCAATCACTAGCGCCCGCTAAAAGACCACAAGGCCGCAGCCGCCGACCATGGCGGCTATGGCCCAAAAACACCGCACCCACCCCCTTGCCGCCGCAGCCAGCGCCATCGCACTGTGCAGTGCAGGCGCCGGCAATCTGGCCCTGGCTGCCTGCAGCTTTGCGCTCGAAGGCACCGCTATCGGCGAAGACATCGGCGGCGGCCGCCACTTGGTGCAGTGCACCCCGGCGGGAAAGTTTCTGCCCGCCGATGGCCGCGCCATGGATGTGGCCAGCTGGTACATCGACGCCGAGCTGGCCGCGCAAGTGATCGCCCGCCACGCCGCACGCGGTCAGCCCTCGGTGATCGACTACGAGCACCAGACCCTGCACAAAGAAAAGAACGGTCAGCCCGCGCCCGCCGCGGGCTGGCTGCACCGGCTGCGCTGGGTTGAAGGCCGTGGGCTTTTTGGCGAAGTCGAGTGGACAGACGAAGCCAAAGCGCTGATTGCCGCCAAGCAATACCGTTATTTCAGCCCCGTGTTTGAGTACTCCCAGCCGGAGGGCCACGTCCTGGCCATTCACATGGGCGCTGTCACCAACCACCCCGGCTTGCACGGGCTGGAGCCGCTTTCCCTTCTGGCTGCTGCAACGGCGGCCTTTCTTCCCGCCCCCCAGGAGCAAACCACCATGAATCCATTGTTAGCCGCTGTGCTGGCAGCCTTTGGCCTGCCCAACACCACCGACGAAAAAGGCGCTGTTGCTGCCTTGACCGCCGTGGGCTCCATCAAAGACCTGCAGACCAAAGCCGCCGCCGGTGAGGCCGCCACCCAAGTGGCTACCGCCGCGTGCACAGCATTGAGCCTGCCCGCTGACGCCAAGGCCGAGACGGTGATCGCCGCGCTGACGGCTGCTGTGGCCACCGGTAAGCCCAACCCTGCCGAATATGCGCCAGTGGCTGCGCTCACTGCTCTGCAAACCCAACTGGCTGCGCTGACCGCCAAGCAGCAGGAGGCCGAGATCGACGCCCTCATCCAGCCCGCGCTAGCAGACGGGCGCTTGCAGCCCACCATGGAGCCCTGGGCGCGTGAGCTGGGCCAAACCAATATGACTGCGCTCACCAGCTATCTGGCCACTGCACAGCCCATCGCTGCGCTGACCGGCACCCAGACCCAAGGCAAGCAGCCTGAAAACACCGCCAAGGGCGCGCATGGTCTGGATGCCTCGGAAGTGGCCGTGTGCAGCGCCATGGGCATCAATCCCGAGGACTTCGCCAAGAGCAAGGCTGCGGCCTGAGCTTGATCCACTGACCGACCACTTCAAGGAAACCCCATGGCCGCTCTAACCGATAACCGCAACACCCCCCGCCGTGGCGACGCCATGCTGGTGGGTGACCCCGTCGCCGCTTCCACCGTGCTCTATGCCGGGGGGATGTATGTGCTGGACGCCACAGGCGCTGCCAAGCCCGCCGTGGCAGCCGACAAAAAGCCGGTGCGTGCCGTATCCACACGCCAGTCCGTTCCGGCCGATGGAACCGTGCCGGGTGAGCGCGGTGTCTTCCGCTTTGACAACAGCACTGCGGCCGCAGCAATTACCCGCGCAGACATTGGCAACAACGCCTTTGTGGCCGACGACAGCACCGTGTCCAAGACCGGCACGTGCATCGCAGGCGAAATCATCGACGTGGACGACGTCGGTGTCTGGGTGCACATCGGCAAGGCTGCCGTGCCCACCACCGCCTAAGCCCCGGCCTGGCACCCCATTACCACCAGTCAAAAGGCAGCACCATGCAACTGACCCCATCTAGCCTGAAAACCCTGTTCACGGGTTTTAAAACCGCCTTCCAAGGCGGTCTCAACGAAGCCCAGAGCATTTACCAAAAGCTCGCCACCGTCGTTCCCAGTTCCACGGGTACCGAAGAGTACGGCTGGCTGGGCCAGGTGCCCGGCATGCGTGAATGGATTGGCGAGCGCGTCATCCACGGCCTGGAAGCGCACGGCTACAGCATCAAGAACAAGCCCTTCGAGCTGACCGTGGGTGTGCCCCGCACCGCGATTGAAGATGACACCTATGGCGTCTATACGCCCCTGATGGGTGAGCTTGGCCGCGCCGCTGCCGCGCACCCTGATCAGCTGATTTTTGGCCTGCTGTCTAGCGGCACCGCCGAAAAGTGCTACGACGGCAAGCCATTCTTTGCAGCCAATCACCCTGTCAAGAACGCATCGGGCAAGGTAGAGGCCGTCAGCAACGTGGATGCTGGCGGTAACGGCCCTTGGTGGTATGTGCTGGACACCAGCCGCTCCATCAAGCCTCTGATCTTCCAGAACCGCAAGAACCCCCACTTTGTGGCGATGACGGCAGAGACAGATCCGAATGTCTTCACGAAAGCAGAGTTCCAATACGGCGTAGACGCACGCCGCAATGTGGGCTTTGGCTTCTGGCAAATGGCTTATGCCAGCAACAAGCCTTTGAACAGCGATAACTTGTGGGCCGCTATCAATGCGATTGAAGGCCTCAAAGGCGATATGGGCCGCCCCTTGGCACTGAAAGCGACCACCTTGGTGGTGCCTACCGCGCTGCAGCGTCAAGCCAACAAGCTGATGACTGCCGAGCTGGTGCCCGTGACCGTGGGCAATGAAGTGACCACCGAGACCAACGACCTCAAGGATCGTCTGGAAGTGGTTGTCTCCGGCTGGCTGTAAAGCAAGGTCGCACCGCCATGCCCTACATCCTCCCCCCTGATCTTGCTGAGCGACCCGGTGCCACCGAGCTGGCCCAGGTGGCCACACCCGATGGCAAGCGCACCCTGGACACCGCGCTGATGGACGCGACCTTGCGCGGCACCGACCGCAGCAGCTGGGCACCAGCGGATCAGGCGGTGGCGGATGAGGCTTTGGCGCGCATCCTGAACGCTGTCACCGAGGCCGACGCCATGGTTGACGGCTTCCTGGCCAAGCGCGGCTATGCGCTGCCCCTGAACCCGGTGCCCACGCTGGTCACCGGCTGGAGCCGCGCCATTGCCCGCTACTTGTTGCACAAGAGCCGCCTGAGCATGGAAAGCACCGACCCCATCGTGCGCGACTACCGCGATGCGCAAAAGCTGCTGCAGCTCACTGCAGACGGCAAGTTCAGCCTGGGCGCTGACGACACCGTGGCCACGGGCGGCAGCAGCACCGATGTGCGCTTTGCCGGTGATGCCCCGGTCTTCGGCCGCCGCCAGCTGGGGGCATTCCGATGAACTTTGAGCCGTTTGACACCGGCCTGGTGGAGCAGCGCCTGAAAACCCAAGTGCCCGTGCTGCTGGAAGTGGGCGGCGCGGCCGAGTACGCGGCCATCCAACAGCTGAGTACCTTCCGCACGCCCTCGGCCTATGTGATTTTTGCGGGGGAATCCGGCAGCGCTGGGCCCGCACCCCGTGGCCCCCGCGTGCAGCCCGCTGAGACCCGCTTTGGCGTGGCCTTGGCCGTGCGCAACTACCGCGCCGGTGCAGGCGGGCAGCTCAGCGAGGAGCTGCGCCAGGTGATTGGTGCCGTGCGCAGCGCACTGCTGGGCTGGGTGCCCCCGGTGCCTGGCGCCACTGCCCTGGCATGGGAAGGCGGCCGCGTCATGGACTACGACGCCTCCACGGTGCTGTACGTCGAAACCTATCAACTGACCCATTTGCTCCAAAAGTGAGGCCACCCATGAGCACACCCAAAACCACCGCCGCAGACGTCAACGGAAAAGCCGTTGCAGCCACTGAAAAAGTCACGCTGCTCAAGCCGCACACCCATGCGGGCAAAGCGCATGAAAAAGGCGCAGAGATTGAGGTCGACGCGGCCACCGCCGCATGGCTGCGCGGTGCCGAAGTTATCGCTCCCGCCCAATACCCCCCCGCCAACAAGGCCTGAACCTGCACAACGCACAGGAGCGCAGCACTATGAGCAACAAGACAATTGAGCAGTATTTCTATGGCCAGGGCCGCATTTTTGTGCGCCCGGTGGGCAGCGTGGGCAATGGCGGCTGGCGCTGGATTGGCGACATGTCCAGCCTGACCTTTGGCGGCACCGATGAGCAGGCCACCCACAAGGAAAGCTACAGCGGCCAAAAATCCGCCGTGCGCAAGTTTTCCATTGGCGGTGACCGCACCCTCAATGGCGTGATCCACCAGATGGACACCAACATTCTGGCCGAGCTGCTGCGTGGCACCGTGACCGTGATTTCACCGGGCACTGTGACGGCAGAGACTTTTCCCCAGACTGTAGCCGTGGGCGACACCATCAAGCTGGACTTCCCCTACAACGTCAGTGACTTGGTCATCACTGACAGCGCCGGATCGCCCGTCACACTGGCACCGGAACACTACGACGCATTCCTGGAGCACGGCAGCATTGAACTGCTCAGCCTGCCCAGCGCACCCGGTGCGCTCACCCAGCCGTTGAAGGCTGCCTACAAGCACGCCGGTGCCCGCCAGGTGGCGTTCTTCAACGCACCGCCCAAGCAAATGCAGCTGCGCTACGAAGGCATCAACCTGGCAGAAGGTAATGCCCCGGTGATTGCCGAGTTCTACAAAGTCAGCACGGCCCCCTTGCAAGAGCTGGCCTTGATTACCAGCGGTACCGAGCTGGCAGGCATGAACTACCAGGCCGAGTGCTTGGCAGACGCATCGCGCCCCGCCAATGGCCCCCTAGGGCGCTTTGGCCGCTTCGTGCAGATCAACCCCATCACACCGTAAGCGGGCAGCGACATGGCTCAAGTCACCCCCAAACAGCCGCGCAGCGCCAAGCAAAAAGCCGCGCAACAGCAGCCCTCCGACTTGGAGGTGCTGCACCCAGAGCGCGAGGTGAAGCTCTCCGTGGATACCGTCACCGTGCGCGAATACGGCAACGTGGAATGGCTGCGCCTGCTGCCGCAGGCTGAGCCGCTGGTGGCCAACATCACCGCCATGCTGTCCGCAGGCGCACCGCCCAGCTACGAAGACGTGCTGGCCGTCATTGCCCACCACACCGATGGACTGCTGCCCCTGGTCGTCCAGTCCGTCGACCGTGACGTGGACTGGGTGGAGACGCTCAACAGCAACGACCTGGAAGCGCTGCTCATGCACTGGTGGGGGGTGAACGGGCATTTTTTCGTCAACCGCGCCAAAAACCGCGCTATGGCGCAGTACCAGGAGGCAATGGCGGCGCGGAAACCATTGGCTGGGGAGAAATCTACGCCACCCTCATCGCCCACGGCCACAGGGCCTGCGACCTCGGCCACTACACCGACCGACAGCTGAAGCTGTACTACCGGGAGGCGCAGCGCCTGGAACGCCGCCGCAGCGCCGCCCGGCTGGTGGACGTCAACGCCGGCATGGCCGGCGGCAAAGCGGCCACCGACCGATTGCGTGACCTGACGAAAGACACCGACCTCGAAAGCTAACCCATGGCAACCGCTGGCAAACAAATGGAAGTGGCGCTGCGCGTGCAGGCAGACCTTGCCGAAGCCCTGCAGCAGGTCAAGGCCATGCGCGCCGAGCTGGACGGCATGCGCAACGCCGGCTCACGGGTCAATACGGCCAGCAAAGCCGTGGAGCAGCTTGCCACCACGACCAAGGCCACGGCCAAGGCCAGCCAGGCCACGGCCCAGGCAGACAAGGCCGCTACCGCCACCTCCAAGCAGCGGGCGGCGGCGGCCAAGGAAACAGCGGCTGCCCTGCGCGCGCAGGCAGAGGCCGAGAAAAAGGCCCTCGCAGAAGCCAACAAGGCCGCCGAGGCCGCCGCCAAGGAGGCCCGGAAGCAGGCCAACATGCGCAAGCAGGCCGATCGCATGCTGCCCGCGCAGATGACGGACATCACCGTAGGCCTGGCCACGGGCCAAAGCCCGCTCATGGTGGCGCTGCAGCAGGGCGGCCAGCTCAAAGATATGTACGGCGGCGTGGCGCCAGCCATCGCTGCCGTCACCAAAGCCACGCTGGCCCTGGTCAACCCCACCACGGTGGCGCTTGGCGCAGTCGCTGCACTGGGCACGGCGTGGTACCAAGGGGCCAAAGAAAGCGAGGCATTCACGGCCGCCATCCTCATGAATGGCAATGCCGCAGGCACCACCACCAGCCAGCTCACCAGCACGTCACAGGCGGTGGGCCGCGTCACCGGCTCTTACAGCCTGGCCATTGAGGCCACCCGCGAGTTGGCCGCCACAGGCCGTGTAGCCAATGCACAGCTGTCTTTGGCTGCGCAGGCTACGGTAGGCATGGCCCAAGTGGGCGCAGCTGCTGTAGGTGACATGACGGCCAAGTTTGCCGAGCTGGGCAAAAGCCCAGTAGAAGCCAGCCGCAAACTCAATGAGCAGTACAACTACCTCACAGCATCGGTCTATGAGCAGATCAAGGCCTTGGAAGAGCGAGGCCGCAAGGAAGATGCGGCCGCGCTGGCGCAGCGCACCTATGCGCAGGCCATGACCGACCGGGTGGCAGAGGTCAAAGCCCAGCTGAACGCGCTGGGGCGCGCATTTAACTGGGTGGGTGAGCAAGCTGGTGGCATGTGGAACGCCATGAAAAACATCGGCCGAGTCCGCCCGCTGGCTGACCAATTGGCCGAAGCGCAAAAAGAGTACGCCACCTTGGTGACCGCCGCCAACAACAGCTCCAAGATTGCGGGCTTCTTTGGTATTCAAGGGGTCGATACCACCAAGCAAGCCCGCCAGGAAGCACTTGCCGAGGTGGTACGGATTCAAAAGCAGATCACCGCTGAAGAGCGCAAAGCGGCCACTGCGGCCCAGCGTGCCAGTGACAGCAGCGCCCGCATGGAGGCCTCCGATAGCTGGGACGCCCGCGCCAAGTCACTGCGCACCTGGCGCGAGCAGCTGGCCGACGAGACCAAGAAAATCAAGGAACAAGGCGCGCTGCTGGGCAAGACGCAGGCAGAGATTGACGCCCAGATTGCGGCTGTCCGTGACAAGCTGACACCCCAAACAGCCACCAAGGTCAACCCCGTCGACAGCGCCTTCCAGGCGCAGCTGCAGCAGCTCACACAGGCCCGTGCGGCCGCCGAGCAGGCCCTGGCCAACGCCCAGGCCAATGTGGCCAGCAGCGCGGCGCAGGCCACGGTCAAGCTGCAGGCATGGCTGTCCACCAACCAGCACGCCCTCAAGCTGGACGCCACGCGCATCGCCCAGCTGCGCAGCCTGGCCCAGCAAACCGACGCCGCCGTGGCCGCCACCAAGGCCCTGCAGGACGCCCGCGCCCGTGCCGAGCGCATCACCCAGGGCATGGCCAGTGTGGACGCCGCACTGGCACAGGCCACGGGCCGCGCCGTCGATGCGGAAATCGGGCGCATCAAGGAGCGCTACCGCAAACTGCGCGAAGACCTGCAGGCCGAGGGCAAGACCGAAGACCTGATCAAGCTCGACCGGCTGATCGACATCGAAACCGCCCGTGCCCAGTTGCAGCAGCTGCAGCGCGAGGTGGAGCAAGTCTTTAGCAACCACAGCCGCACCGAGCAAAGCCTGCAGCTCAACGTCACGGCCGGTCTGACGAGCGAGCTGCAGGCAAAGCGCCAGATTCTGGATCTGAACACGCGCACCGCCGACCAGGTGTCCGCACTGCTGCCACGCATGCAAGAGCTGGCCGCCATCACGGGCGACCCCAGCCTGGCCGCAGGCCTTGCCGACATGGAGCTGCGCGTGCAGGGCCTGCGCACCCAGGCCAATGAGCTGAAAAACGCTTTCAGCGACGCGCTGGGCAACAGCTTTGCGAATGCACTGGAGTCACTGGCCGACGGCACCGCCACCCTGGGTGACGCCGTGCGCGGCTTTGTGGCTGACCTGGCCAGCGCTATGGCACAGTGGGCCGCCCAGCAGCTGGCCATGCGTGCGGCCAGCTCCATCATGGGCATGTTTGGGGCTGGCGCCGGTGCCGCAAGCGGCGCGGCCGCAGCCATCCCCGGCTTTGCTTCGGGGGGCTACACCGGCCCCGGCGGCAAATACCAGCCAGCAGGCGTGGTGCATGCGGGTGAGTTCGTCAACCGCCAAGAGGTGGTACGCCAGCCCGGTGCACTGGCCTTTTTGTCGGAGTTCAACCGCGTAGGCATGGCCGCCCTTAAAGGCTGGCAAGGCTACGCCGACGGTGGCCTGGTGGTGCCTGGTGCGCACTCCGGCGTGCCCACTAGCGCCAATTTTCAGCCCGCCACCGTCAATGTGGGCGGCAGCACGGTCGACAACCGCCTGCAGCTCAACCTCATTGACGACCCCGACCGCATTGCCTCCATGGCCTTTGGCAGCCGCCAGGGCCAAGAGGCATTCACCGTCATGCTCAGCCGCAATCCGGCCAAGTTCCGCCAGCTCCTGGGCATAGGAAATTAAACATGCCCCATCAAATTGGATTTGTAGAGGCGGGCGGCGGCAAGCTGGCCCACCAGAAGATGCTGGAAGTGGTGGCCACGTTCGCGGCCGCACACGGCTGGACAGTGCTGCGCTTTGACACCACGCAGGCCCAGCACGAACTGCTGCTCAAAGCGCCAGGCCTGTCGGGCACCGAAGAGATTTTTGTGGGGATGCGTACCTATGACAACGCCAATTCCGACTTTTACAACCTGACTGCTGCGGGCTTCACCGGCCATGTCCCCGGCGCGGCTTTCACTGCCCAGCCTGGCGTCATCTTGAGCGGTGTCCCGGCCCATAACCAGCGGATTGACTACTGGCTCACCCTCAACGGCCAGCGGCTGGTGCTGGCCATGAAGGTGGGCACCCCGGTCTATGAGTCGATGTACATCGGCAAGATGTTTCCCTATGCCAGGCCCAGCCAGTATCCCTACCCGATGGTGGTGGGGGGGATGCTCAATGGCGAGGCCACCACGCGGTTCAGTGATACGGCGCACAGCTGTTGGGTCAAGGGTGGATCAGGCCGTGCGGTGGGTAGCGGTACATGGAACAACATGCGTATGCGTTTTAACGACGGCACGTGGAAAACCCCAGAGGCATACCCGTGGTGCAACGCCCAGCTGTGCGGATCAACCAACAAGGCGCGGGATACGGATGGGGTCTATCCGCTCACTCCTGTTGTGCTGAGCGACGCCGCCAGCGGAATTTTTGGCGAGTTGGATGGCGTCTATCACATCAGCGGGTTCAACAACGCTGTGGAGAACACGGTGGAGATCGACGGCGTTACCCACGTTGTGATGCAGGACGTGGCGCGCACTGGCCACATTGATTACTACGCGGTAAGGATGGATGACTGATGGCGAACTATTACACGGGCAGCGTATCGAGTTTCGAGGATCTGCACACCGCGCTGGTCAATGGCTGCGTCGACAACGGCTGGTCCTGGTCAGACTCCATCCTGAGCAAAGGCCTGGCATTCGTGCGCCCCTATGTCAGTACCACGGAGACTGCGAACACTGGAATGGGACTGCTGTTGGAGGTTGGTACGGGAAGCAGTGGCGCTGCAATCACCGGTGGCAGTGGATGCATACCCAGGCTGGGCAGAGCCAATGCCGGACTGGAGGCTGTGACGTGGCCGGCTATCTACCACTTGTTCGTGTGCAGTGAACCGGATGAGGTTTTCATGGTGCTGCAGTTCAACGTGGACCGCCACTACTGGCTGGCGTTTGGATCATCGGCACGGCAGCAAGGCCCTTGGGTGTCTGCCAGTTCATATGGTGGGTACTACAACTTGTCATATCCGAAGATAGTTATCACTGAAGGTGCTGGAGGGGGCTATAGCTACCCAGGGAATCATTCCGGGCTCATTTTCTGGGAATCTAGTGGCACCAACGGTGGTAATTTTCTCTACCGATGTCAGGCCGTCTATAGCGGCATAGATGGAGATTGGGCTGGCGCTAGCGTCGGCACCAACGTGGGAGCAATTAGCGCACTCTATGGCGCTGCTCCGCTGATCCAGAGATCGCCGAGCGCGTGGAATCAGGAATCCGTTCTGGTGCCCATCCACGTGTATCAACGACGGCCGGAGAATTTCTGGAGCCTGGTGCTGAGCGTGCGGCATGCGCGCTATGTACGCATTGACAACTACGTGCCTGGTCAGGTGATCACGCTGGGCAGTGACCAGTGGATGGTATTCCCCGCGTATCGCAAGAATGCCAGTGTTCGCAATGGAGGGAGCTACATAGATCACACCGGTACATTCGGTTGGGCCATACGCTATCTGCCGGGTTGACAAGTATGGCTGTCGTTACCGGATTTCTATCCATCAGCGGGACGGGCGGTGCCTCCAATCCCTATCTCGCAGGGGAGTTGACTGCGTTTGATGGGGAGGGGGCGATCTCGTGGCCACCGCACGCATCGTCCCTACCATTGTTTCTGCCGCGTCCCGTAGTCACGGCCTGGCCTGTCTGCGCGAATGCTCGCCCAGTGCAAGGGGAAGTGGGGGGGAGTTACAGCGCCGACTATTACAACCGGATCTACATCACTCCGATTGCGTTGGCACTGGGTAATGTCGTGAGCACGCAGGTGTCCACCGTGCGCGTCTGGAACGCGTATCTGTCACCCAAGACGGTCATCGGGCTGGACGGCGTCGACGAAGGCATTGAGATCACCCCGCCTGCAGCTTTGCCCATGGTGCTCTCCGCAATGCAGGAGACGAATTGGCTGGTTGCGGTGACGCCAGACGGGCCGGCCGTGCTGGATGCCTATGTAGGGTGGCTGTTTGACGGCGCATCGACCCGGCCTTTGCATTTGACGGGCAACCGCATTGTGCCCTGGGGCTTTGCGCCCAACTGGTCGTCTCCGCTGCTGGAGACGCTTTCATGGCTGACCAACATCCTGGCCAACAACCGGGGGGCCGAGCAACGCCGCAGCCTGCGTGCCGCGCCACGCAAGGGCTGGCAGGCCAGCTTTACGGCCGAAGGCGCCGAGCGGGCCTTGTTTGACCTGTCCATGGCGGGCTGGGGCCGCCGCGTCTGGGCCCTGCCAGTGTGGGTGGATGTGCTGCAGCTGGATGCCGCGCTGCCTGCAGGCAGCAGCGCCATTGCCTGCGACACCACGGGCCGTGACTTCCGCGTGGGTGGCCTGGCCTTGCTGCGCGGCGAGACCGCCTTTGACACCGAGGCCGTGGAAATTCTGGACATGACCGCAGCCGGCCTCACGCTCAAGCGGGTTACGCAGTCCACCTGGCCCGCTGGCACCAAGCTGTACCCGCTGCGCAGTGCCCGCCTGACAGAAATGCCACAAACCACCCGCCGCACCGATGCACTGCTGCAGGTCGATTGCAGCTTTGAGCTGACCGAGTCTGCTAACTGGCCCGCTGCGCTGCCCAGCACCCTGTACCGGGGGCGCCCGGTCTTTGCCCAGCGGCCCGACGAGTCCACCGACCTGTCACACAGCTATGAGCGCCTAACGCTCTTGCTGGACAACACGACAGGCAATACCGCCGTCACCGATACCGCTGGCAAGGGCTTTGTGCTGCAGCAACACCGCTGGTGCTTGGCAGGGCGGGCTGAGCACAGCGCCTGGCGCAGCTTGCTCTACGCACTCCAAGGCCGTGCCAAATCCATCTGGCTGCCCACGCATGCGCAGGACTTGGTGCCCGTAGAGCCGCTTTCTGGGTCATTGCTCAAGGTGCAGCGTGTGGGCTATGCCCGGTTTGGGGTGGGCCAGTTGGGCCGCCAAGACATCCGCATCGAGTTGGCCGACGGCAGTGTGCTCATGCGGCGCATCACAGCGGCCGTGGCGCGCGGCCCCATCGAAGAGCTGGTGGTGGATGCCGACTTCCCCGGTGTCATCCAGCCTGGCCAAGTGGCACGCATCAGCTATATGGCGCTGTGCCGTCTAGCCAGCGACGACATCGAGCTGGAACATTTGACTGACCAAGACGGTGTGGCGCGCTGTGCCATCACCCTGCGCGGTGTACGTGATGACCTGGAGGTGGCATGAGCTTTGCAGCACGTGAAAAAAGCATTGCAGACGGCGCACCCGTGCGTCTGTACCTGTTCGAGCTGGGCGGCAACCAGCGCTGGGCCTACTGCACGGCAGACCGTGCCGTCCAATTGCTGGGCATCACCTACCAGCCTGCGGCCATCAGCGACGATGGCATCCGCATGACGGGCGAGGCCAGCGCCGACACGCTGCGCATCACCGCAGCAGCGGATTTGGCCGTGGCCGTGCCATGGCGTACTGTGCCTCCCTCGGACGAAGTGTTTGTGACCATCCGCGACACCCACCACGGCCTGGGCAGCACGGCGGCCGACAGCGAAGTGGTCTGGGTGGGCTCTATCTCGGGTGTGCGCTGGCCCCAGGATGACCGCTGCGAGCTGAGCTGTGAAACCCTGTCCGCCAGCATGCGCCGCCCAGGGCTGAAGCTGACCTACCAGCGCAGTTGTCCACACACCGTGTACGACGCGCAGTGCAAGGTCAGTCGCGTGCTGCATGCCAAAACGGCCACCATCACCAGCCTGGACGGTGCGGCCATCGTGCACAACGCGGCCGGAGCGGGTACTTATGCGGGCGGTTTTATCGAGTGGCAGCTCAGCGGCCGCACCGAGCGCCGTGGCATTGATACCGAGGTCGGGCAAAAGCTCTCTTTGCTGGGCGGCACGGCCGGGCTGGCAGTGGGCGGCAATGTCACGCTGTACCCAGGCTGCAACGGCACCAGCGCCATGTGCCACGGGCGGTTTGCCAATATGGACAACTATGGCGGCTTTCGGCACATGCCCGGCAAATCACCGTTTGACGGTGATCCCGTTTTTTAAGGAAGCGCCATGTGGGTACAACTCGCCATCTTTGTGGTCAGCGCCATCATCAGCTACGCCACGCGCCCCAAAACGCAAGCCCCACGGCCTGCCGCGTTTGAAGACTTTGACTTTCCCCAGGCCAAAGAAGGCACCCCCCAGTGCTTCATTTTTGGCGATGTGTGGATTGAAGACTGGACGGTGGTGGGCGTTGGCAACTACCGCACCACACCCATCCGCCGCTAAATGCCCGGAAAGAGCGCCATGCTGATCACCACCCAACACCTCTACAGCGTGCCCGACTACAAGGGCAGCACCGGCTACTGCGCCAAGGGCAGCCGCCAATGGTTTGCGGCCCATGGCCTGAACTGGGCAGACTTTGTGGCCCACGGGCTGGATGCGTCCGTATTGATCGCCACGGGCGATGCCTTGGCCCTGCGCCTGGTCGAGCACGCCCACGCGGTGGCGGCCGCCGAAGCCGCCGCTGCGGCCCAACAGGAGAGCAACCATGGGGGGTAAAAAGAAGAAATCCACCATTGGCCACCGCTACTTCATGGGCGTGCACATGGCCTTGGGCCGTGGCCCCTACGATGAAATCGTGGCAATCCGCGTGGGCGACAAAACGGCCTTCCAAGGCAGCATCACGGGCAACACCGAGGTCTATATCAACAAGCCCAACCTGTTCGGTGGTGAAGAAAAGGAAGGCGGCATCCAAGGCACGCTGGCCGTGCTGATGGGCGGCCCCACCCAGCCGGTACATGCCAGGCTGGCCCGCATGCTCGGCGGCCTGGTGCCCGCTTTCCGGGGCGTGGTCACGGTTTTCTACGACGGGCTGATCTGTGCCATGAGTCCATACCCCAAGCCTTGGGCCTTCCGCGTGCGCCGCACCCTGCAGGGCTGGCATGGCGGCGCCGCCTGGTATGCCGATAAAGCGCGTGTTGTGCTGGGCGGCGGTGCTGTTCACGCCATGAACCCGGCGCACATCCTGTACCAGGCCTTCACCGACCCCCGCATGGGGCGGGGCTTGGCCAGCGCCCGGCTGGACGACGCCAGCTGGCGTGCCGCCGCCGATGTGTTCCACGGCGAAGGCATGGGCCTGTGCCTGAAATGGTCGCGCCAGGACGATATTGATAAGTTCGCCCAAAGCGTGCTCGACCACGCGGGCGCCACCTTCTACACCAGCCGCCGCACGGGGCTGGTTGTGCTCAAGCCCATCCGCGATGACTACAACGTGGCCGAATTGCCCCACTTCACCTACGACAACGGCCTGCTGGGCGTGGATGAGGACGAATCCGCCAGCCAGACCGGTGGCGTCAACGAAGTCATCGTCAAATTCCGCGACCCTGTCACCAAGCAAGACCGGCAGGTGCGCGCCAAGAACTTGGGGGCCATCCACGCCGCAGGCGGTGTCACCAACACCAGCACCAAAGACTTTTTCGGCATCCCCACCGTGGATCTGGCCCAGCGCGTGGCCGAGCGTGAGCGCCGCGCTGGCAGTGGCTTTGTGCGCAAGTTCAAGCTGCGCTTTGACCGCAGAGGGGCCGACATCATGCCCGGCAGCGTCTTTGCCATCAGCGATGCCAAGCGCGGCATTGCCCGCATGGTGCTGCGCGCCGGCCGCTGCGAATACGGCACCTTGACCGAGGGCACGGTCACCATCACCGCCGTGCAGGACATATTTGGCCTGCACGGCACAGCCTACGTCCAGCCCGAGCCACCGGGCTACACCGCGCCGTCGACCGAACCCGTGGCCACCACACTGCGCCGCGTGTTTGAGGCACCGTACCGGGAACTGGTGCAGCAGCTGGGCGCTGCCGAGGTACAAGCCCAAGACCCGACAGCGGGCATGCTGATGGTGGCGGCCGTGGCACCGACCGCCATGGCCATGGCCTATGAGGTGGCCACCCGCGTGGCACCGGCTGAGTTTTCCACCACCGCCATCGACGGGGCTTACTGCCCCAGCGCCTTGCTGGCCACGGGCATCGCGCCTGGCACCACGGCCGTGCAACTGGTCGGTGGCAACGGTCTCGGGGAAGTGCGCGTGGGCACCGCCGCACTGCTGGGCGAAGAAATTGTGCGGGTGGATGCCATCAACCCGCTCACGGGCCTGTGCACTTTCGGCCGAGGCTGCGTAGACACGGTGCCCGTGGCCCATGCCGAAGGCACTCGCATCTGGTTTTATGACGACTTCAGCGCGGCCGCCGAGGTGGAATACACCCAGGGCGTGCAGGTGCAAACCAAGGTGTTGACCCGCACGGGCAGCGGCATTCTGGACATGGCCATCGCCCCGTTTGACACCACCGCCGTGCAAGGCCGCGCTGCCAAGCCATACCCACCGGGCCAGCTGCGCATCAATGGCCAGGCTTGGCCAGCCACCATCACTGGGGAGCTGACCGTCAGCTGGGCGCACCGCGACCGCATCATCCAAAGCGACGAGCTGATCGACGCCAACGCCGCCAGCGTGGGCACCGGCGCCGGCCTGACCTACCGCCTGCGCATCTACACCGGAGCCACCTTGCGCCGCACCTACAGCGGCCTGACCGGAACCAGTAAAACCTACAGCACGGCCGACGAGACCGCCGACGGCGGCCCCTTCACCAGCCTGCGCATCGTGCTGGACTGCGAACAAGGGGGGAAATACAGCCACCAGGCCGTGGCATGGGAGGTGAGCCGGGCATAAAAAAAGACGGGCGACCTGGTCAGGTGCTACGAACACCTGGCCAAGCCCCCAACCTGCAGAGTAGACCTGCAAGCCAGGCAAGACCCGCCACCCTGATCAGAGTGCGGTGAGCCTATCACCTTTCAATAGTTGAAACGGGCTTGCAATGACTGAAATACGCTGCGGCAACTGCCGCCGCAAACTGGCCGAAGGCGAGTACATCCGCCTGACCATCAAGTGCCCCCGCTGTGGGGCATTCAATCAGCTGAGCGCCCAGAGCGCCCCAAAAGAGCACCACCGAGTGCCGAAAGCTGAGATCAATGACCAACCCCATCATTCCTTGGATCGGCGGCAAGCGCCGTCTGGTGGACATGCTGCTCAAGCGCTTTCCAGCGCATGACTGCTACGTCGAAGTGTTTGCAGGCGGCGCGGCCGTCTACTTTGCCCGCCATCCGGCCGACGTCGAGGTGCTCAACGACGTCAATGGCGACCTCGTCAATCTATATAGAGTAGTGACGCACCATCTGGAAGAGTTCGTGCGCCAGTTCAAATGGGCGCTGACCAGCCGCCAGGTCTTCAAATGGCTGCAGGACACCCGCCCCGAAACCCTGACCGACATCCAGCGCGCTGCCCGGTTCTTCTACCTGCAGCAGCAGTCTTTCGGGGGCAAGGTGGCAGGCCAGACCTTCGGCACTGCCACCACGGCCCCGGCCATCAACTTGCTGCGTATTGAAGAGAACCTCTCGGCCGCCCACCTCAGAATGGCAGCCGGTACTTATATAGAGCAACTGGACTGGGCCACCTGCATCGACCGCTACGACCGCGCCCACACGCTCTTCTATCTAGACCCGCCTTACTGGCAAACCGAAGGCTACGGCGTGCCGTTCCCCTGGGAGCAGTACGAGCTGATGGCCAAGAAGCTCAAGGCCATCAAGGGTAAGGCCGTGGTCAGCATCAACGACCACCCAGCCATCCGTGAATGCTTCAAAGACTTTGAGATGGAAGCCCTGAAGCTGGACTACACCGTAGGCGGCGCCGCCAACCGCGTCGAGCGCGGCGAACTGGTCATCTATAGTTGGGACAGAGAAGCTGAGCCTGCAGGTCTGTTTTGAGGAGCACCTATGTCGCAATTGCAAGAACCGCTGTATTTACCTAAGGATTCAGAACCTTCCAACGTATTGATTTGGGGGAAATCTCCAGAGCTAGCGAAAGCAGACTTGTCTGTGGGGATCGCTCGAATCGGGGGATTTCGTACTCCAAACTATGCACAGGCCTATTTGCATGCGGCTAGCACCTTGTTAAAGGTGTCCTTGCATGAGGAGACTTTGGATCACCATAGCCTGCCTATCTTCTTTCTTCAACGTCACGCAGCCGAGTTACTGCTCAAAGCCCCACTACAGCTAGGAATCGAAATTCAGAAATATCGTGAGAAGTTGGGCAAACCTAATCCTAATTTCCTCAGCAAGGGCCTCACTGATCGAGCAGAGAGCGGACACGGTCTTCCAGAACTTCTATCTGACGTCGAGACTATGGTCACAGTCTTGCAGTTGGGGGCGGTACCTGATGAATTGCGGGTCGCTGTGAACGAGATTCATGCTGTTGAGCAAGATCACACCTGGGCCAGGTACTCATACCGCGTTAAGAAAATTGATGGTTCTAGAAAACTATTGCAGCACTTAGGCCAAGAAAGAACCATACCTCTAGCTGATATCCAGACCAAGCTACAGAGTGCGAGCAATGCCCTAGGGTTCATCTATCCAGATGATGGTCGTCTGATGGGTAATTTAGGCTTGATCATTGAACCCTTGTGGCGCGAGGCAGACGAAATCGAGTGAGATGCTCAAATATGCAATTTCGTTGCACCTATTGAAACAGCGTTGGATAAGACTTATCACACCTCACTGCCTTCAATTATCACGCCGCGCTTCATCCAGAAAAACAAAAAGCCCACCGGGTGGTGGGCTGGTTGATGTGAAGGAAATTAGCCTCTAACGCTTGTGGAGCAAGCGCTGGGTGCTATCACTCATGAAAAAACGCCTTGCTGGCGGCAGGTGCGGCTGGCAAGGCGTTGGGTGCAGGCGAGGGCGAGGCTGGTGAGGTCTGGGGTGGTAATGGCCAGATCACTCGCCACGGCGCGTATGAAGTGTGGCACGGTGGTCACTATGGCGTTGTGCGGCAGGGTGGTGGCCTGCGGGGTGTGTTCGCCATTGGGGCCGCCGGGGGTAAAGCTGAGCAGCAGACGGTCCAGCGATGGGTTGAAGCTGCCATCCATCACAGCGCGGAACACGGTGTCAAACACCTGCGCGGTGGCCTGGCTGGCCAGCTGGTGGGCCAGTGCGGTGCGCTGGCTCTGGGTGTCGCTTTGGTAGCTGCCGGTTTTGCGGATGGTGGGCAGCACCTCGCTGGTGACCCATTTGGCGAACTTGCGTGCCTCGGGTTTGCGGCTGCGAAGGATGAGGGCGTAGAGGCCGGATTCGCTGATCAGAAGCAGGCTGCCGCCACGGTCTAACGATTCGTTATAGCGTTCGTCATCATCAAGATGATCAGCTATGGCCTTGCTGGTATTGCTGTAGCCGAGTGCTTTGCAGACGTCATTAGCAACGAACCAAGGGTCGTTATTACGAGAAATAACTCGGACGATGTTGGAACCAAAGTTGAAGGGCGTGATTTCAGCCATGGCGGCCTCCTTGCGGTCATATTTGCTACAACCACCGCCTTCGCTTCCAACCGAATGGCGGTGACTCGAAGGGGTTGGAAGACCGGGACCGCTTGCGCGAACCGGCGAGCCTTGCGGCTCCCCCTCCGAGCCACCATAAAACTGGGGCCACAGACGACAAAGCCGCACAACTGCGGTAGCGAGGTGCGGCTTTGTCGCCGCAAGCGGTATTACAGGCTTCCAACCCTGATCACGCTTTACGGGCGTGACGGGGTGTAGTGTAAGGCATCTAGTCGCTTTATGCGACTTGTGTTGTTTTGTTACAGTACGCTCTGAAATTTTGGAGATAAAACTATGAGTGCTATCAGCTTTGAAGAGAGCGTAAGAGCGACAGTAAATAGAATTAAAGAGCTTTTAGATAATGAGCTGCTTTGCCGTTTGCTAGATGAATCTGAGAGACTTGCAAATGAAAAAGATGGATTATTAAGAGCAGCTTATTTTACGCTTGTATTTAGAGAAATACTGACTAAATTTTTTCATTTAAGCGCTGCTGATGATGATTTGAGAGCGTGCAGTTGGTTTGTTGCAGATGAAACTTCGAAGAACGGCATAACTAGATTGCAAAGAATAAGATATTTTTTGCATGGAGGGTTTGATTCTGCATATTTTTCTGATAAATTTGAAATTGATGTAGATGATATTGCAAAAGATTTGAATAAGAAATTTGGTGATTTGAGCAAATATGTTCATTTATCCGAAGGAACTATTGATGTTCCTGATGATAAATATAGAAGCTTAGTCCTTGGATCTATGCAGAGTTTATTAAATGTTATAAGTTCTGCATACGATATAAAAAATGAGCTCTCTCAATCAGTTGAGGCTAAAGCGCATGATGAAATTATGTCCATGTTTGCAAATGAAACACAAGCTTCACTGGATGAAATTGCTCAGTCTCATTCAATAGATGGTTTCTATGGTGGTGAGGTCGAAGTGAAATTCCTGCCACTCTATATTGAGTACCATGCTACTGGTTCAGTTTCAGTGGATCAATATTATGGGTCAAGAGATGATCCTTGTACTATCAGTTGTTCATATCCAGTTTCCTGTATCTTTACAGCTTCTTTTGAAGCGCCAAATAAAATAGAAATGAAGCCTTATTCACTCGTGGTTGATACGACAAGCTGGTATGGAATGGAAGAGGAATGATTGTTTTAAAATGAAAATAATTTTTGAGGATATGGCTTTATTAAATCAGTGGATTTAATTGCGACTCTTGGGCTGCGTATTTTTCCATTTTCATCAGTAATCACAATTTCATTTGCATGAGCCAATTGAAGTACTGTTTTTTCAACCATGGCTTTGGTTGCTGGTGTTGAGTTGATTCTCTGTGCAAAGAAGGCTTCAAAGCTGATGCCTTCTTTGGCTTCAGCCAGATAGCGTGGAATTTGCTCCAGCATGGTTTCGATGCTTATTTTTTCGGCTAGGTCATCGAACAAAAATCCTCTTTGAATTTTGTCTTGATCATCAATTTTTGCAGCATAGCCAGTGCTGAACATATCAAATCCTGCACCTCCATGGTGTGAAAAATGATTGTTGTATTTCCAATGTGTAGTTGCCATCACATCGCGTGCTTTAGCGTGTTGTGACAGGTGCAGCAACCAGTAATCCCCATGACCGCGTTCAGGGCGGATAAAAAACGGTGTGAAATATTTGGCCCCTGAACCTTGAATGATGCGCTGGTGCAAATTGCTTTGAACAGTACGGCGGTAGCCAGGCAGGCGTGTTTCTTTATCCAGCAGATCAGCAGGCACAGCATCTGTGATGCCTGTCTTGCGTTCAAAGTCACTCAAATTCTTGGGGTTCAAGAAGTTAATGAGAGAGTCGACGTTGAAGTTGAGAATAACTTCGGCTCCTTTGAACTTTTTGAAAATAGTGTTGATGGTGGCCAGTGGTACCTTGTCATAACCGTATTGATCCAGAATGAATATGGCGCGCCCTGCACGGGGTGAGCGGCGTGCTACTTCATTGATCACAGGTTCGCTGAGCTCGTAAAAGTCACCCGTGAGGGTTTCGATGGCGCCTGAGCGCAGCTTGTCGCCATAACCATGACCGTCAAGCACATAGCGCAGATGGGCTATGGCGGATTCATCGATGTCGATGCAGATCAGTTTGACGTCAAAGTCGATAGGCTTATGCCTTTGCATTTCCAGCATGACGCGGGCTTGTGCCTCTTTAATCGCCTGCAGAATAACGATGGGTGAGCCGGGTACTTCACGGCCTGCTACGTCGCGGTAAAGTCCACCGCCGCAGAAGCCGTCAACAATGGTTAGCTGTACGCGCTCTTGCCCGGGTGCTGTGACCAGGGTTAAAAAATAATCCACAAGATAGTCGCGCAGCAGGTCGTGTTTGACCTGGCTGTGGCGCAAAATTTGTGGTGGAGTGCCTCCCAATACCCATTCGTAGTGCTTTTTTGTCATGCAGTGCGTGGCAGCAATTGCTGCCAGATTTAAGCCGGGGGCTTATTACTCTGCATGACAGTGCCAGAAGTATCAAGCTGTACGATCAAACAGCTAGACAGGGCTAATGCGATTTGCTACGCCATCGGGCATTTCGTCCCATGTGCGGCCGTTCAGTTCGCGGCCATTGGCCGCCTTAGCGCGCTTTTTACCGTCAACTCCCCAGCCGCCCCATTGCTTGAAGAAGAAGGCAACGTTTTGGTCCTCGCACTGTTGCTGAACGGAGAGTGCCCAAGCTTTTTCCATGGGGCGGGCTTTGGGGCCTGATTCACCACCAACGATGACCCAATGGATGTCTGCCAAGTCAAGCTGGCCTACGTCTTCCAGCAATGGCTCAACCGACAGAAAGCGGATGCTGGCGGGCACTTTGCGCAGGTGCTTGATGCGCGGAACACCGTATTTTTTGTCTTCTACCGAGACACCCATCCATGCGTTACTAGGCACACTGCGCTTTTTGAAGAAGCGGGCCATGCGGGCAGCGCGTTTGGTGAGGATTTGGTAGGTGTGCTGCGGTGTTTGCTCAATGACTTGAAAGACGCGCTCTATATATTCGTCTGGCACCTTGTCGTGAAACAGATCCGACATGGAGTTGACGAAGTAGACGGTGGGCTTTTTGCGCTCAATGGGGTCTTGTAAGCGGCTTGGCAGCAGGGTGAGGGCGAAGCCGTTTTCATAGCCTGGGGTGCCCATGGCCTTCAGACGGTATGACATTGCTTCTGCATAGCAGTGCTTGCAGCCGGGCGAGATTTTGGTGCACCCGACAGTAGGGTTCCATGTTCGCTCTGTCCATTCAATGCGGCTGACGGTGGTCATTTGTATGTTTCTCCCAGCGGTGGCGGCGGTTAACGCCATTTGCTCACTTGTTTGTGTTGTCCTGATTAGTGAAGCTGTTCTCCGATGCTATCGGATGAAGCTGCTTCAACGACTCTATGTCTTGGTTTGTTTGTGTGGGCTTTTTGCACCAACTCCCCCCAATGCACCAGCGCCAGCCCCTGCAGGTGCGCAATGTCGTGGCAGTTGATGAGGGTGAGGTCTGGTGCAAATTCCTGGCCGGTGGTGGATGTGGCGTGGCCGGTCTGCACTTCGCTGCCGGGGCGGGTGATGCGCCACAGGTGGCCGCCCAGCTCGCGCAGCATGGCGGCTTCGTCTGGCTTGCGCACGTCGCTGATCACTATGGGCATCTTGCAGCCCACGCTGCGCAGGCGCTGGATGCGCTGGCGCACGGTGTTGACCCAGTAGGCGGGGTTCTGGTGGCGGCGGTATTCAGTGCCCCACCATTCCAAAATGGTGCGGGGGCTGCGTGCTGCCATCAGGTCCAGCGCGTGTCCTTGGGCGGCACAGTGATCCTGTATGCGCTGCACAAAGGCCACGTCACGGCAGTGCACCAGTGCCAGCCAGGGCTGGGGCTGTTCCTTGGTGTTGCGCAGGGCAAGGTCGGTGATGGTGCAGTCAAAGGCTTCTGCTACTTCGGCATAAATGCCGTCACTAAAGGCCATGGTGCGGGCGCCGCAGTGGGTGGCCAGCAGCTGGGCCAGTGTGTCTTTGCCTGCGTTGGCCAGGCCGGTAATGCCCAGCAGGACGGGGGTGAGCTTGTGTGTCTGGTGCATGGTGTGTGTGCGTTAGATGGCCCGTGGGCCGTTGCAGAAGTTTTTGCCCAGTACCAGTGGTTTGCGGCTGGTGCTGGTGCATAGCGGGGCGTTGGCAGGTATGCAGGTGGCAATGCGCTGCACTTGCACATGGGTGGGCCAGATGATTTCTGGCTGGGGCTTGGGCTGTGGCAGTGCATAGGCCGGCTGCGCTGGCTTGCGCAGCACGGGCGTGTATGCGGCAGCGGTGCGCTGCTTGGGTGCCGCCTTGGGCTTTGGGGAGCGCGGCACCACGGTGCGGTGTGGGCGCGTTTTGATGCCAAAGCGGCGCAGCAGCTTGTACATGTACTTCAGCTCAAACTGGCGCAGGGCAGCCAGCTCTGCGGCGGTGCGTGTCTTGGCCTGCTCGGTCAGCTCTGCAATGGCGGCTTCTGTCCAGCGCAGCTGGGTGTTGATGGTGCTCAGGCCGTGCAGCTTGAGCTCCTGGTAGATGGCAGATGTGGTCTTGCCCTCAAGCTCTGCAATCTGCCGCACAGACAGCTGCTTTTTGCACAGCTCGCTCAGGTGCTCATAGCGCGCCAGCTTGGCGCTTTTGCAGGTGGTTTTGAGCAGGTGCAGCTGGTGCCGGATCTGTTTGGGCGTGGCGTGGTGCGCTGTGGCCAGCTCTTTGCAGGTCATGGTTTTGGCCTGGTCGCGCAGCAGCTGGGCATTGCGCTGCCAGTAGCCGTGGGGTTTGGTGGTGGTCATAGGTGCAGCTTGCGGTGTGCAAATTTCAGAGCGCCTAGCGCACGCCGTTGCTCGCTTTCAAAATAGTTTTGAAGTGATGCAAAGGCAGGTCGTGCGCTGGCTGCTTTGGTTTCGATAGCGTTCAGAATCTGCTTGCGCCGCAGGTCGTGGGCGCGCAGCTGGTGCAGCAGTTCATCCAGCGGAGCTGGTTCGCACGGGCTTGGCGCTGATGCGGCGGGCGCTTGGGAAGTGCTGCATGGCGTGGGCAACTGCGGTGCAGCCGCCGTTTGCCAGGGTGATGTATGCGCTGCGGCCCTGGGGTGTGACAACTTGAACATGGTAGGCGCGGGGTTGCATGTGCTCTCCAATCACAAAGAGGGCAGTTCAATGACTTTGTGGCCCAGCCCTGCGACCAGGCGCGTGGGGCGGTTCTGGCTGGGTATGCCGGGCAGCGTGTGCTGGGCGGCGTGGCTGCCACTGCGTTGCCGGGCTTGCTCTTGGGCCTGCAGGCGGCGCTCGCGCTCGATGGTTTCGGCCACGTTGGTGGCGGCGGCGCTGGTGTAGCGAAACGCAGGGCTTAACACGGACACACGGGGCAAAGTCAGGCGGCCGGGGAGGTGGTGCATGGCTGGTCTCCTGTGGGGTGTAAAAAAGCCACCTCAGTGGGCGGCCTGTACGGGCCCCAGCATTGCGCTGTGGCGGCGAAAGTACTGCGTGCCATGCCAGGCAAATGGCAGCAGGCCGCAGCGTTGGCACTCTTTGGCTGTTTCGCGCACCTTGTCGGTGACCAGCACGCTGGCAAAGTGCAGGGCGTGTGTGGTGCTTTCGTCAAAGTCTTGCGTCTGGTACAGGTGTTTCAGTGCTACCTGGTCTGCCAGGTTGTTTAGGTAGAAGGCTAGCCACATGGTGGGGTCTTCCACATCGCTGAACCCAAAGTACTCAGGCGCGTTGGCGCGTATGCGCTGGTGCGCAGCTTCGGTGGTGGTGGTTTGCATGGTCTTTCTCCGTGACGCATGGAATAAGAAAGCCGGTGCCAAGCAAAGCCTGCAGCCTTGGCGTGTCGTGGGAAGTGAGAGAAGGTGGGAGGAGTTGGGCCCACAACCCGGCTTGAAAACTGGGGCGCTAGCCATGGGGTGAGCCTTTTCACCACCACGCCAGCCAAGAGGGAAGCTGGCGCGGCTGACACCCGCAAGGTGGCAAAAAGACTCGCTGCATGGCCCTGCAGCCTGTGCAGGGGCGAAAAAAAGCCCACCGGGTGGTGGGCTGGGGGAGGGCAGTCAGGCGTTATTTGATGCCCGTGAGTTTTGACAGCTCATGCAAGCGTGCATAGCCATTCGCTAGCTTGGATTCAGCATCTTTCAGCCGATCAAGAATTGCTATTCCATCGCTATGCCAGTTGTTGGAAAAACCGATTTGAGCAGGCAGGTTGCGTAGTGCCTGCATATCTCGATTTTTTTGTGCGCTAAGTTCTTCTACTTCTCGGCGCAGCAGGGCTTGCTCACCAGCAAGACGTATAAGTTCCTGTCTATCCATGGCGTGATAGTGCGTCAATTGGTCCTGCACGGCAGTCTCCTTCACTTGAAGCATTTTTTCAAACCCAAACGTCCTGATGCCAAGACGCTTGGGTTTGCGGTGCCCCGCCGCCAGCCCGGCAGCGTGGGCACCATGGCCAGCCGTTACCGCGCCACGGCTGGTGGGCGTCCTGGCCAGCGCGGCTGCTTGGCATATGGGCAGCGGGGTTGGCCTGGGAGTCGTCCTCTATACCGGTCACAGGGCATGCACGGTGCACTTGGCATGGCCTCGCGGTGGGGAGAGGGCGGTTTGCACTTTTTGGTTGCTGCCAGTGCGTACGGGGCAGGCTCCGCAGTCGCAGGCGCTATCGGCAGCGGCTGGCTTTGGTGCTTTTATCCAACAGTTTCGAGAGTGGATAGAAAAGGGCGGGTAGGTTGCCGGTAAGGGTGGAGTCCGCTCTCTGCAATACATTTGAGGATCCAACATTCAAACTTCTTACAGGAGGGACTCCGTCATGCAGGTGCTACGTGCGTCTGCTTTGCAGGAGTGTGGCAATCACAATGACTACCAAGGAATGGATTGAAATCAGCATCCAGATTGCATCGCTAATCTTGACGGCTTGGGCCTGCGTCAACTCTGCCAAGCACCAGCGTGCCCAGATCAGTGCGGCCAAGGCGGCGCAAGAGGCGGCAGACAATCCAATCATCCAAAGGTGGAGGTGGTTCAAGTCGCGGGTATGGGGGTTTGCGCTCATGTGGCTCCTTTCTGTGGGTTGGCTGGTTTATGCAAGCGCGCAGTCAGAGCCGGTCACACGTGTCACCTTGCTTCAGTTTTCGCTGTTGACGATGTGGTGCCTTACCTGCGCATTCATGGTGGTGGTGTTTGCCTTTGTGGCGGCGTTTGTGCCGCTGCGCATGATTCAAGAGGTCATGTCGGGCTAACCCTTCCCTATCCACTCTCTTGTTAAAGACCGGGGCTGGCCCGGTCGATGCCGTGGTGCCCAGCGCATTGCTGCGTTGGGCATAGTATCGGCAAACCGATTATTCATTGCAAGCGGTTTCCCGATAAATTTATAGGTGCACCGATGCCGTTCGTCTGGAATGTCGGATTCGTGCTACAGGGCTGGCGTTTTGAATACGTAAAAAAGCCCACCGGGTGGTGGGCTGTAGGTTGGATGGCTGTGCCGTTTGGATGCTGGTGAACACAGCTTTGGGCTTTGTGCGCCATGTCCCGTGCTGGAGTGGCTGCGGACGGCCACTTCAGTGTTTGTGATGCTGGCTGTGGGATTGCTGCTGGTCTGTGCCTGGTATGAGGATCCAGGTGGTTGGAGCGGCGGGGGTGAGGGCGTAAAAAAGCCCGCTTGCGGCGGGCTTATGCTACGAAGATTTTTTTGATTTTCTTGAAGTTTTTTGTGCAGATATTACAGCGGCATCCAAAATCATTGGTCCTGAAGCATCGTCTGCTACACGGGAAAGGCCAATATCTTGAACGCCTATTATAGCACCTGGAAGGGCTTCGTTTTCTGTCGGTCCAACCACACCAACTCCTACTTTAAAGCCTACAGCTACTTCATATCGGCCTTCTGTAAATTTTGCTTCTCTAATCAATAATTTCCCAATTTCAGTCATTGAGAATTTGATTGTTGGATCTTTTTTTTCAGCCATTTTATTGCACCGTCGATAAATTTCTAAATGCCATTCCGTCAGTCATGCTTGTGCTATTCCAAGATATGGTTTGGCCTGTGCCAGTCGCAGTGCTGAGGCTTTTTTGTTGTTGCACCTGCACAATAATAGTTGTAGAAGGCTTTAATTTATCATCGTTACTGTCAATAAAATTCTTTAACGCTAAATTTGCAATAGTATTAAGGTTTTCACCTTTGGCGCTGGCGATAATGCTTAATTTTTTATGAACCTCAGCAGTTGTGCGAATATTGAAAGAACCGCTGAATGCTTTGTCAGGTGATTTATCTAATTGCTTGCAGGTTTCCAAATAATCATCAACAGCTGCTTTAAATTCATTAGTAAGTTCGCTAACGGTTTCGGCTTCGTAAGTTACTAAATCATTAATATGGAGAATTTTTCCAAATAAATGTTTTTCATTAAGATCAAATTCTACCGACCCGTGATAACCCTTGTAATTGAGAAGTTTATCCATTGCGGTACCTCTTAGAGTGAATTCATTTTTCAGCAATCAATCCCTGGTTGATGAGCTCTTCGCAGACCATCCGAACGACGTATTGTTTGATAACGTTTTGAGGGTGAGGTTCATGCAAAGACAACATGTGACCGCTAGTTTTGTTCACAAATTTACGCCTTGACCCGTTGTTGTTGAGTTGTTCATAGCCTAGGTGCGAGAGCAGTCCAACAAGGTCATCCCATTTCAAATCTGTTGGCACAGGCTTCGCTGTAAGTTTCGCGATCGTTTTGTCGTGCTTTGACATGCCGTGAGTGTTAGGTTGGCCTAGCAGTGTAACTATTTTTCAGTTGCAAAGCCATGAGTTGTTGGTGTTGTCCTAGATGTGCAGAGGGTTCCTACCCATCCTCCCATTTCCCAATCACTGTGCCCAGCACCTTGAAGGGCTCGCGGATGGGCTCGTGGCTGGGGTTCAGGGGCTGCAGCCAGCGGCGGCCGTCTTCGTCTTTGAAGACTTTGAATGTCACCTCATTGCTGCCGGCCAGGCAGGCCACGATGCGGTCCCCGTTCACGGGGGAGCGCCGCTCAGGGTCCACAAAAATAAAGCAGCCTTCCGGGTAGGTGCGTGCATTGCCGGACGGGGCTGTCATGCTGTCTCCGCGCACGCGCAGTACGAATGTGCTTTTGCTATGTGGCACTGGGCAAGCAAGCCAGCGCTCTACTTCTGATATGTCCACAGGATTGCACGCCTCACACCAAGCACCCGCCTGGACCCAAGAAACCAGGGGTACCTTGCCTCTTATGTCTGGACCTGGTTCAACATTTGATCCAGCCCCAACAGGGGTATTCATTTGACCTTCGCCAGTAGCTAACCACAACGCGGAGCAGCCGAGTACGGCCGCCATGACGGGGACATGGCTGGAGCCGTTGCCGGACTTTTCAAGCTCAGCAATGGTTGACTGGCCGATACCGACCTTTTTGGCCAGATCAGCTTGGGTCATTTTTGCCGCTTTGCGTGCTGTTTTAAGGCGTTGGCCGAACTCTGTATTCATAGTGCAAAGCATACGGAATTCCGATAGCGGTAAACCGCTTGTGTAAAAATCGGCAAACCGATATAGTTCATTCCATGCAATGGAAAGACTACATCGCCGAAATCTTTGAAAAGGGGGTTTCTCAAAGCCGTCTGGCGAATCTAGTCGGCTGTGGGCAAACCACTATTTCTGATCTGGCTTCAGGTAAGACCCGTGAGCCACGGTACTCCCTCGGCACTGCAATCCTCGCTATCGGAGAGGGATACGGTGTTGAAGCACCGGATGGCGTGAAGCCAACGATCGTTCCTGAACAGGTACAGAACGGGAGCTCCAATGCTTGATGCGCAGCGTGAGCGAATCCTCAGCGGCCTGCTGTCTGAATTGGGGCCAGCCGTTGACGCATGCACCCCAGATACGCTGGTTCAGGCGCGCGCGGTTCGTCTGTACTGGCAGGCGCGTGCGCTGAGCGTCAAGGCCGTCACTTTCCAATCTGATCCCCTCGGCCCACTGCTGCAGCTGGAGGCGCTGAGCGCTGCCCGCTGCGCGGCCGAGGTTTTGTTGTAGGAGTGCGTGATATGACGACTGAGCACATAAGCGTGCACCTTGATGGCCTGGATGCCATGGTTGCAGACCTGCAATTACTTGCCAATGCGGCGGAGCGTTCGGTGAAGGTCCGCAATGCTCTTGTCGATTTTTTTGGCAGCGGTGTCCAGACTTCTGGTGTCGATGTTCAGCGTTGTGCCACATCCGTTGCAGGTGAGCTTTGGATTGAGGCGAAGCTTTGCGATCGTCTCGCTGCGCTTGTGTCCGCAGTTCGGGCAGGGGATGTCGATGCGCTGTGAGTCTAGGATGCCCATGGTTGTGTCCGCTCTCCGTGGTTCGGTGGTTGGTGTAGGAGCCTCCATCGTAGCCACGGGGTGTGCAGGCGCCATATCGGGTGTTGCGGCTGTGCAGCATGGCGCTTACCCCACAACGATGCCTTGCAAGCGGCGCAGTGCGGCGACTTCTTCGGGCTTGGCGCTGCCGGTGGTGATCATTTTGGCTGTGCAGATGTTCAGCCAGTGGTTCATCCGTTCTGCGGTGAAGCCGCGTGGCTCGCATTCCAGGACTGTGGCCAGCTGGGCCAGAAATTCTTCCAGCGCTGTGACGCGTAGTTGCAGGGCTGCAAATTCTTCTGCGCTTGGTGCTGCGGTTGGTGTGGGTGCTGTTGCCATGGTGTCTCCGAAAGGGGGGGCTGATGACAGGCTTTAGTTTCATGGCGGCTGCGGTGCCGGTCTATGGCGAAAACGCGCCCAAGGCCGACATTGCCCGTGGCATGGATGTGCTGGATGCCGCCTTTCTGATTGCGCAAGAGACGCCTGGTGGTGTTGGTGCTCTGGCGCAGCGCATGGGTGTGTCACCTAACACGCTGCAGCACAAGCTGAACCCCAATAACAGCACGCACCACCTGACGTTGAAGGAGGCTGTGGCCTTGCAGGTGGTGTCTGGCCTGCCTTATGTGCTGCATGCCATGGCGGCCCAGCTGGACCATACCTGCCTGCGCAGCCGCCCTGATATGGCAGAGGGCGATGCCTGGGAGGCTTTTCGCTTTGTGCAGCAGGCCATGGGGGACTTCACCGCTGCAGCTGCAGATGCCTTGCGCCCTGAGCGCGGGGCGGTGAGTGCCAATGCGCTGCGCCGTGTGGAGCATGAGGCCAATGAGCTGATGGCCGGTATTACGGCGCTGGTGAACACGGTGGCTGCAAGGGCTGCCAAGCGCGAGGTGTAGCCATGCGCGCGATATCTCAAAGTTTTTCCCCCCTGACTTTTCCCATGCTGTGCTGCGGGTGGCTGCTCATGTCTCCGGCAGCGTCAACACGCTGCAGTGCAGTGGTCGGGGCTTTTTATTCCTGCACTTCGATATCGGAGGTGAACTATGCAAGCTGAGTCGATGGCTGCTATGCCTGTGGCAGCTGCTGCCGCTGCTGGTGGCGGTGGGGTGGCGTTTGTCACTTCGCTGGATGCCAAGGCACAGGCGTACTGGGGGCTGAGCCCCAAGCTGATGGCCCAGTTTCAGGGCCGTTTGCTGGCGGTGTTGATTGAGCAGCACCGCCAGGGGGTGGTGAATATGTCTGCCAAGGAGCTGCGCACGGCGTATTTCAATGCGACGGGTGCGTGGGTGGATATGTCGAGCATTTCCAGCACGGTCAATGGCCTGGTGAAGGCGCGGCGGGTGGAGCGCCTGCAGGTGCTGCGCAAGTGCAGCGTGACGGGCCACGATATCACGCCTATTCGGGCGGTGCCGCAGCAGCAGGCGCTGGTGTGAGTGTGGGGCGGAGGCAGAAAACGATGAATCACTATCCCCACCATATTGGCGACTTCAACACGGCCACGCGGCATTTGACGCGGCTGGAGCGCTCGATATATCGCGATGCGATCGAGTTTTACTACGTGACTGAGGAGGCGCTGGATGCTACGGACTTTGACCGGCTGGCGCGCAGGCTGTGCTGCCAGTCTGAGGAAGAGAAGCAGGCGCTGAAGTATGTGCTGGATGAGTTCTTCGATCTCGATATCGACGCTGAGCGGTACGTGCAGCCACGGTGCGAGCGTGAGCTGCAGGAGTACCGCGAGAAGGTGGCGGCGAATGGCGCTGTGAAGGATTCGGTGAACCGCCGCCAGCAGGTGCACAGGCAGCAGCGTGCAGCCATGTTTGAGGCGCTGCGCAAGGTGGGTGTGCATTTGTTGTGGAATGCGCCGATTGCTGAGGTGCGTGCTGCTTTCAATGAGCATTGCAAAGGGGTTGACCTGTCACGGACCTGTCACGCACCTGTCACGGCTAACCATTCCCCATTAACCAATACCCATAACCAAAACTTACCCCCCAACCCCCCTGCAGGGGGGGCTGTGACGGGTGAAGCAGTTGAGTCTGCCGAACAGTCTGCTGAGCAATCCGGTGAGCAGGAGGGCGCAGAACTGGCAACCAGCAAGGGCTTGAAGCTGGAGAACCCTGCGGCCACGGTGAGCAAGCTGATGGGCTTTTTCCCTGAACACCGGCGCACTCGCGTCATCGAGGTAGCCCGCATGGTTACGCGCCTTGTGGAGGGTGGTGCGGTCACAGAGCAGCAGTTGCTGACGGCTGCGGCTGCCCAGTCCGCGGCGCTGTGCCGGGATGACGGCAAGGCCTGTCCCAGTGTGTTGCGCTGGCTGAAAGAGTCGCGCTGGCTGGATGCGTCGCAGGCCGTTCCAGCACCCGTTACAGGTGGCGTTACAGGTAGCGTGACAGGCGTTACAGGTGTCGCAGGTCAGTGGCACGAGACCCGTTCTGGCATTGAGCTGATGGGGCAGCAGCTTGGCTTGGGCGTGTGGGATGAAAGCAAGGACAGGCTGTTCAGTGTCTATGAGGCCCGTGTGATGCAGGCCTATCGGAATCAGTTTGGAGGTCTGAATGCACATTAGGTTGGGTGCCAAGGTGATTGGGCAAGCTGAGGCGCTGCGTGTGCTGCACGGTTTAAGCGGCAGGCAGATGGCCGTGGCTGCTGCCAAGGCGCTCAATGACGTGGGCTTTGAGGTGCGCAGGGCGATGCAGGATGAAATGCGTGTGGTGTTCAAAGACCCGACGGATTACATCCTGCGCAGCCCACGGTTCAAGCGGGCCACGCCAGAGCGCCTGAGCGTGACCATCGAGCCTGCCTACATGGGCCGAGCCAAGGGAAAGGGTGGAGATGGTGTTGACCCGCAGAAGATTTTGAATGCCCAGGCGTGGGGTGGTCGGCGCCGTGACAAGCGCAGCGAGGTGGCATTGCGCCGCGCGCGCATCCTGCCCAATGGCTACCAAACTGTTATCCCTGACGAAAAATACGGTGGTCCATTCCCTGGGAGCGACGATGGTAAGGGCAACCTGAGGGGGGATTTTCTCAAGAAGCTTCTCAGCTACTTGCAGTCATTTCAAGGCGGTGGTGCAAAGGTGAACATGTCCGAGAAGGGCTATAAGCGCATCCACAAGAACAGCCGCAAAGATGACATTCCCATGGGGCAAAAAGGGTGGACCAAGCATGTGCGTGGCCAGCGCTTTTTTGTCAGCCACGGTTCTAAGGGGGGGAGAGGGCAACATCTGCGCCCTGGTATCTGGGCAGTCATGGGGCATGAAGGGATGGAAGTGCGTGCTGTGCTGCTGTTCGTGCAGCAGGGTATCTACACACAACGGCTGGACATGGACAAGGTGGCCAAGCGTGCAGACGCCGAGAACTACCTGGCCAAGCGTGTGCGCTTCCGCATTCGTGAGGCGGCAGGCGTATGAGGGCGGCGGCTGTCATGGTGGCTGGGGTGCGCGGGTCCTTCCCGGCAGCCTCGGACGCGGGTAATTCGCGCCGCGCTGTCTCAGTGTTTTGTGGTGCTCCTAAGGGGGTTAAGTGAAGATACTGCCTTATTTGGCTGCTCCTATTTCTCAAGCGGAGTTCGCGCAGATTGTTGGCATCAGTGAGGCCAGAGTGAGCACGCTGATCAGTGAGGGAGTGTTGACCAAGGGCGACAACGCCCACGGCTGGCTGCTGGGGTATTGCGAGCGCCTGCGTGACATGGCGGCAGGCCGTGCCTCAGTCGGTGGGCTGGATCTGGTGCAGGAGCGCGCTGCGCTGGCACGGTCGCAGCGCGAGGCGCAGGAGCTGAAAAACGCCGTGGCCCGTGGCGAGTTCGCCCCCATCGGCCTGCTGGCTGACGTGCTGGGCCAGGCGGCATCTGCCGTGGTGGACCGCATGGACCAGGTGGAGGGCGACTTGCGCAAGGCCTGCCCCGACCTGCCAGAGGACGCACGGGTGGTGGTGTTGCGCACGCTGGCCAATGCGCGCAATGAGTGGATTCGCAGCACAGCCAAGCTGGTATCCGATCAAGTGGATGGCATGACTGAAGACCAGGAGGACGCCGACGATGACCGCGCCCCTGAGTAAAGAAGCCCTGCACGCCATCAAGGCCGCTGTGCGGCTGGGGCTGGAGAGCCTGCGCGCCGATGAGCCGCAGACGCTGAGCGAGTGGGCGGCCCAGCACTTCATTCTGGCGGGCGAGTCCAGCCACCAGAAGGGCGGCTGGGTAGGGTGGCCCTTCCAGCGCGGCATTCTGGACTTCATGAGCGATGACCGCATCGAGGAGCTGGCCGTCAAAAAGTCCAAGCGCGTGGGCTATACCAAGATGATCACGGCCTTTGTGGCCTACAACATCGCCCACCGCCGCCGCAAGCAGGCGCTATGGCAGCCCACGGATGATGACCGGGACAGCTACGTCAAAAGCGAGATTGAGCCCGTGCTGGACGGTGTGCCCGCCGTGCGCGCTGCACGCAAGCAGGGCAAGGGCGTGGTGGACACCATCAAGTACAAGCCCTTCCGTGACTCGGTGCTGCACCTGCTGGGTGGCAAGGCGGCACGCGCTTACCGGCGTATTACGGTGGCCGTGTCCATTCTGGATGAATGGTCCGCATTCGATCAGACCATTGAGAAGTCCGGCGACCCAGGCAGCCTGGCCAAGGGCCGTCTGGAGGGTGCGCCGTACCCCAAGTTTGTGGGCGGCAGCACGCCCCGCATCAAAGGCCTGTGCCACGTAGAGCGTGCCTGTGAAGAGTCTGAAGCCTATGTGCAGTACCACATAGAGTGCCCGCACTGCGGTGGTGAGCATCCGCTCATCTGGGGCAGCAAAGACCTGCCCTATGGCTTCAAGTGGGAAAAAGGCAAGCCCGAAACCGTGCGCCACGTCTGCCCCCACTGCCGCGAAAGCATCACCCAGGCAGACTACCTGCCCGGCGGCTGGCCCCTGAGCGGCGCATGGGTCTGCAAGAAAACCGGCATCCGCTACGACGCAGATGGCCAGTGGCGCAACGCCAAGGGCGAGCCCTGCCGCCCACCGCGCACCCTGGGTGTGCACATCTGGGCGGCCTACAGCCCCCAGCGCACATGGGCCAGCATCGTGGACGAGCACGAAAAAGCCTACCGCGCCATGCAAGCTGGCGACGTGGGCCCCATGACCAGCTTCACCAACGAAACGCTGGGCGAGACCTGGGAGGTGAAGGGCGAAAGCAGCGACGAGCACGTGCTGCAGCAGCGGGCAGAGGACTTTCCGCTCGGCCGCGTACCTGTGGGCGCGCTGTACCTGACAGCCGGGGTTGACGTGCAGCGTGACCGCTGGGAAATCGCCATCTGGGGGTGGGGCAGGGGCCTGGAGAGCTGGACAGTGATGCACCACGTCATCTACGGCAACCCAGCCAATGACGCAGATTGGGAGCCCGTAGAGCAGTTCCTGCTCCAGCGCTTCCCCCAGGCGCTCCACGGTGGCACCCTGGGCTTGTCTGCAGTCAGCATTGACTCCTCAGACCAGACCCAGGCCGTCTACAACTGGGTGCGCAATACCCAGACCAGGATTGCCAACCTCCGTGCCATCAAGGGTGACACCAACGACAACCGCAACATCGTGGGCCCCAGCAGCATGCAGGAGGTCAACCACCGCGGCCGCAAGATCGCCAAAGGCATCAAGCTGTGGCTCGTAGGCGTAGACAACGCCAAAGACCTGCTGCTGGGCCAGCTCGCCATTACAGAGCCAGGCCCCGGCTATGTGCACACCAGCCAGGAGCTCCCCCGCGAATGGTATGAGCAGCTCACTGCCGAGCAGCGCATCCTGGCCAAGGTGCAAGGCCGGGACGTTTACAAGTGGGTCAAACGCCGCCCACGCAATGAAGTGTTGGACTGCTTTGACGCAGAAACTGAAGTGCTCACCCATACAGGCTGGAAGCGCTGGGGCGATGTCTGCTATGAAGACCTTCTGGCCACGGTCAACCTGTCCACCGACCTGATGGAGTACCAGCAGCCATCGCTACTCATTGACAAACCCTACAGCGGCGACATGGTGCAACTCAAAGGCAAGTCCATTGATGTGCTGGTAACGCCTGGGCACCGCATGGTGACCTTGAAGAAAGCGCATCAGACCATTGCCCCCGGCGTGCGCAAATGGAACTTGGATGTGTCACCGGCCATTACCTTGGCGAAAGACCTCACCGTTCACCATGCCCTCAAAATTGCGGCCACCTGGCAAGGCAACCAGGCAGACGCCTATGTCATCCCCGCCTCCATATCAGCGCAAAACCGCCTTTTGTTCCCAGAAGTCGCGGTAGATGCGCATGACATGGCCGCTTTCTTTGGCTGGTGGGTGTCAGAAGGCTCCGTGCAAGAGGTGCGCAGCAAAACACAAGGCAATGTGCGCAGGCGCGTCACCATCCATCAAACCAAGCCCCATCGACGTCTTGAAATTGAAGCACTGCTCGCTCGTCTGCCTTGGAAGTTCCATGTCACCCATGACAGATACATCTTCACCTGCAAACAGGTCTACGACCTCGTGGCGCCGCTTGGTGCACTCCAGCATGAGCGCCGCGTGCCGCAATGGATCAAAGATGCCAAGCCCAGCGTAATCGCAGCCTTCCTGAACGCCGCTATTGCAGGCGATGGTTGGGCGCAGCAGCGCAAAGCGCACCACCGGCCAAACCGGGCTTATGCAACCACATCGCGGTTGCTGGCTGATGACATGCAGGAGCTGTTCATCAAAACTGGTAACGCGGCCACTATGCGGGTGGTGCAGCCCAAACACCGGCCTGTCATCAGCGGGCATCAATCACCCACCACCCCCAAACTGCAATACCACGTCTATGAACGGCTTTCCTCGCGTGCCTATCTAGACGGCGGTGGCAATGGCAAACGTGGCTACATCGGCCAAACCGTGCACTACGCAGGGCGTGTCTATTGCGCAACAGTTCCCAATGGCACCTTGATCGTGCGCCGTGGCGGCAAAACCTTCATCGCGGGCAACTGCCGAAACTATTCGCTGCATGCCGCCATGGCCAACGGCCTCCACAAATGGCCAGAGTCTAAATGGCTGCAACTGGAGCAAACCGTGCAGCCCCCGCCAGACCTGTTCAGCACACCACCCGCGCAAGAGCAGGGCGCACAGCCCTCAACACCGGCCGCCCCCGTACCGCTTGCCGTGGCGCAGCCTGCCACCAGTACAGCCGACGAAGACATATTTGCCCCAATTAGCCTGCAATGACCATGAATCAAGCGCAACCAGCTATCAAAACCATGAGCAAAAAGACCACAGCAGCAAACAAGCTGGACCCCATCGCCGTGCTGCGTGAAGAGCTGACAGCCGCCGCCGTGTGCCATGGCGTGGAGCGGGTGGAAGATTTGACCGAGGCGTTGGTTAGCCGTTATGTAGACCGACTGGGTGGCTCCACCGTTTACGTGCGCAACCCCCGGGTCATGGAGCGTGAACGCATCGCCACAGAGGTGCGCGCCAAGTTCAACGGCCGCAACACCCGCGCCCTGGCGCGGGAGTACGGGGTGAGTGTGCGGTGGGTGCAGAGGTTGTTGGGGGAGAGTTGAGTGCCTGATATTCGGTTGTGTAACATGCCATCACTAATAACAAGGAGGCATGTGCGACTAGGTGTCCGCATGAAGCGAAATGAAGGTAGATGCCAAGCCATTGTTGCAGCCCGGGCTACACCGGCTGACGCTTGAGGAGATCAAAGTTTTAACCGTCGAAGCTTTCCCTGGCAGCACAAAGCGAGCAGACCTCTTTGGTCGGTTCTTGGCTTGGCGCCAGCAGCTCAAGCAACTGGGCTTATCAGGTTGCGTGTGGCTTGACGGCTCTTTTCTTACAGAAAAAGAAACGCCCAATGACATCGACTTAATTATGTGGTCCCCCATGATTCAAGCGCCTTTCAATGATGACCAACAAACACAGGCCGAATTGCTTTTTGATAACCCAACCTGCAAAGCTGTTTACGGGCTTGATGTATACCTTGCAATGCCCGCACCAGAGCGGGTCATTCACGAAGAGGCCTACTGGAAGGGCATGTTTGGGTACTGCCACGACCGAGTGACCGCCAAAGGTATTGCGGAGGTTTTGATATGAATCTCGCCTTTCTCCAGCAGCACGCAGAAAAACTGCGTGAATTCGCCACCATCACGGCACAGCGGTCAGCACAAGACCCTGCAAACCCGCTTCTTAAAATCGCAGCAAAAAACCAACTAGGTGCTGCTAGAAAAGCCGAAATTCAGCTTGAAGAGGCAAAAGGTTTACTTGCGGCTCAAGCGCTTGAATGGCGCTTGATTGGTCAAAGCACAGAAGGCGGCGCAGTGCCAATGGGGCTTTTGGCGCGTCTGTCAGACCCCCTTAACAAGCTATTGCTGCGCGCAGCCTATTTCGCCCGAAACCATGAGGAGCCTGAAAACGGCACTGGCGAAAGTTTCTCCAATGAAATGAACCTCAAGCTCGCCGGCCTTGCAGAAGGCTCTGCCCGCTTATTTATTGTTGGCAACACCATGCCAGACATGACTGGCACCACAGCGCTAGTTGAAGGTGTTGAACACTTATTTGACACACTTAATAGCGGCAGGGATGCGGCAGAGTTCTATGCCTCCATTGATGGTTTGGGGGAAATGGCTGCTGATGCACTGCACGACGTGCTGTATGCCATTGAAAAAGAGGAATGCTCTGTGGAAGTGAAATGGCATGCCAATGGTGCAGCCAAAAGCAAAATGATTTCTTATTCAGAAGTCATTCACATCAGAACACTTTTAAAAAGTACTAAAGACCCTGAGCCTAAAGATGCTGAAATAGCAGGTGCTGTTAGTTTGCTTTCAGCATCAGGCCGTATCCAATTGCTTACGGCATCTGGTGAAAAAATAAATATTAAATTCAAGCCAAAAGCTCAAGCCGATGTGGTGTCCGCAATGCGCCTGGGGCAAAGCGTAAATCTGCCTGTAAGCGTTACCGTATTTCGTGATCCTGTCAGTGCGACAGAGATAAAGAAATACAAGTTACGTTCTATTTAATTAAAAGGAGGAGGCTGGATATGCGGTATACATACAAGCGTGGTGAATGGTTTAACGATTGTCATTTATTGGATTGGGAAGATGGTGAAGATTTTGATGATTATCTTATAAGGATAAATTTCAAAACTTTACCAATGGAATTCGGTGGAGAAGATTTGTCGCATATTCAGATTTATGAGTCTGAGAACAGAGGAGAATTTCTAGCGCATGTTTGTTTGCGAGGTGATCATATCTATGAAGTCTATCTGCCAGACTTTCCAAGCATGATGATGTTTGTTCGTGATCACGCTGCTGCATTTTCTGCGGAAAGCGTTAATAGTTATCAGAAAGATCTTTTTGAATTAATGCGGAAATTTTTCCAAGCAACACATGGGCATGATGCATTTAATATTTGCGAAGAATGTGATCCTCTCGAATGGAAAAGAAGATTAGCAAAATCAAGTAAAAAATAACATTTATGTTTCAAGCTGCTTCCTGTAAATGAAGTGGCTTTTTTATTTAAAGGTATGTATGCTTTTGCAAGATAAAGAAATAGAAATAAATAATATTTGGGCTAATGATAAGTTAAATAGAAAAGGCTATGCAGACTTTCTGTACCAAGTGATTGAATTCGCGGAAACAAGCGAAGCTGAAGACAATGCATTAATCTTTGCAATTGATGGAGATTGGGGTAGTGGAAAAAGCTTTTTTATCAATTGCTGGATGCGTGATTTGGAAGCTAAGGGCCATCTCGTCAGTCGGTTCGATGCGTGGAAGAACGACATTGTTGATGAGCCGTTGATTGGCTTTCTCAGTCATATTTACGCTGATCTGGAGCGTTGGGATAAGAGGGGGTGCGTCAAATTAGCTAGCGAAAGTATTAAAAAATCTCAAAAGCGGCTGCTGCCTATTGCTCAAGAACTAGTGAAAGGTGCAGGAGTTAAAGCACTTGGCTATCTGGTTACGGACGAGGTCGCTAAAGAAGTAGCTAAATCAATTGCTGATAGTACTAAAGAGGTTCTTGATAGTGAGAAAGATGAACAAAATGAAATTGCATCTTTCTCGCTCCACACAAAATTAAAAGCGCACAATAAAAATATACAGCTTATCGAGAAATTTAAAGCTGAATTGTCTAGGGTCGCAGAAGATTTGGTGCGTGGAAAAAAATCATCTATAGGCCCAGTGTTCATTTTTATTGATGAATTAGACAGATGTCGGCCGGATTATGCTGTGCGCCTTCTGGAAGTGGTAAAACACATTTTTAATTCAAAAGGTATATGTTTTATATCTTCTGTGAATATATTTCAATTAAAAGAGTCAATTAGGACAATTTATGGTGCTAATTTCGAAGCAGATAGATACTTGGATAGATTTTTTAATCATAGATTAAAGTTACCATCTCCAACAATAAAAGAATATATATATTCTTTGGACGATTTTAGGAGTATTATGGATTCGAAATCTTCTCTCCTGAGTGATTCAATAAGTTTTAATGGGGATGCATTGAGATTTTATGAGTTTGTTTGTCTGAATTATAATTTTGATCTTAGAGTGATAAAATCTTTGTTTTCTAGGCTCCGTATATGTTTAGAACTTCTTAAGAAAGGTGATTCAATATTGCCACATGAAGAGATAATATTTTTATTGTTGTGTTTAATAAAGCTTGAGAAGCTAATAAGTAGAAATTTTATTGAAAATTTTAATCAAATAGGTAATGGTTTTGATAAATTGAGTAAGCATATTTTTTTGAAAAATGGCTCTTCGTATAGCACTATCATAAGGACTTGGGGAGATTTTTTGAAATCTTTTGCAATTATTTCAATTATTTCCAAGAATGGTAGGAGTAGGGTTGATTTTGATGAGTTAAGGCTTGCTGGTTATGTAATGCAATCTTTTAATTTAAGAAGTGGGCAGGAAAACGAAATATTTATTAAATTAAATAAATATTTAGAAGTCTGTGAGATGTCCGGACGGTTGGAGGCGTAAAGAAAAGCGCATAGAATCTGCACATCACGCCCGTAAGCGTGATCTGGGCTTGGTCGCTCGGTAGTCAAGGCGCAGCAGCCGCGCCACAAAAAAGTTGGTTGCGGCTTTTTGCTTTCTAAGCATGTCTGCGTGCACATGGTTTCGCTTTACGGTGGGCCGTGTGGGGACACCCGCAAGGGTGTGCCGGTTCCTTGACCCGGTCGACCAACCCTGCACGGTCCATCACCTCCTTTTGGTCGGGGAGAGGATGGGTTCAAAACCTGTCGTCAAGGAGCCTGTTATGGCTGACATCACTCCCGGTTCTTCTGCATCCGCTGTTTGCGCTCGTCCTGAGCTTTCTATTCACAACGGCACAGTCACCACCACCAGCGTGCAAGTCGCACAGTTCTTTGGCAAACGCCATCGCGACGTCATGCGTGCAATCAAGAATCTGATTCAAGAACTGCCTGAAGCAGATGCGCGCAATTTTGCGCAGACCTCTGTAGAAACAAAGATCGAAGGGGCTGCAAACATCAAAGGTGCAACTCGGAAAGATCCAGCCTACCGCATGAACCGCGAAGGCTTCATGCTCCTTGCCATGGGCTTTACCGGCAAAGAGGCACTGCGCTGGAAGCTGGCTTACATCGCCGCCTTCAACCGCATGGAGGCCGAGCTGCAAAAGCCCGCCTACGACCCCGCCCGCATTGAGCTGGCCCACAGCCTGGCCGCCCAGGCCGCCGCGCAAGTGACGCAGACTGTGTTTGAGGCCATTGCCTCCGGCCGCAACAGTGACTGGCGTCGCGTGCGCTACCTGCTCAGCTTTGGCTACGACCGTGATGGCCAGCCCACCATTCCCCAGACACATGTGGTGGGTGATGACCAGATGGTTACCTCACTGAACGCGCTCACCCAGCACATCGCCAAGCACGACGTCATCCCCTCCGACGCGCAGCTGGCCGCACTGGTCACCGCCTGTGCCCACCAACTCTCCGAACGCGCCCAGATACGCGAGCTGCGCGCGGCCAACAAAGCCGCCGCCGCTGCAACCACCTCCACCGCCGTGGCCGCGCCCGTATCCCCCCGCCTCGAGCGCGACCGCAAGCCAAGGCTTTCTGACACATCTCGCTCTGTGCTTGGGTGAGGGTTTTCAAATTTGATAGCTGCTAGCGCTTGCTGGGTAAGCGTTAGCGGCTGATTTTGCTTGAAGAAAGCCCCTGCTGGCGTTGGCTGGCAGGGGCTTTGTGTTTTTGGGTGGTCTTTATTGCAAGCGCTGGAGTGTGTCTTGCACGATCACATGGCGTATGGCGCGCAGCAGCCGTAGTTCACCCGCCTGGTAGTTGGTGGCCTGAGCAGGGTAGCTGGCTTCAATTGCTGCGATCAGTCGGTCGGCATGCTCTGGCAGTGTTTTGAGCATTTTGTCCAGTTCGCGTGTTGCGGTGCCTTTGGACAAGCCTAAATCTGCCCCCGCCTGCAGCATGACTGCGCGGTTGACGTGTTCAAACTGGGTGGCTTGGCCCAAGCTCAGCGCCAGTTGGGTTTTAGGCCAGACGGGGCTTTCGCTGAACGATCGGGTGTCATACACCGCGGTGCACAGCAAGTCGTAAGCGGGGGCGAGTTGTATGCCTGCGTGGCTGATGAGGAAAGAGATGTTTTTGAGGTGGTTGTCACCGTTGCCCAGCAGGTAGTTAAACACCAGCCAACGGTACAGCTGCAGGCGTGTGGCGGCTTTGGCGGTGCATTGCTCTACAGCCTGAACCAGTGTGCCCAAGGTTGCCTGCTCGTATTTGAAGGCGCGTGACTTGGCCAGCAACTGGCAGGTATCAATGATGTGCAGGCGTTGGGTGCTGCCATCCGGGCCTGTGCGGCGGTCAAAGCGCTCAACAATGTATGCAGGCTCTGGGGCATAAAGGCGGTGTACGGCGGGTACGTTCAAGCCCACTGCTGCGGCCAGGCGCATGCTGAAGTATTCGTTGATGACGGAGTGCGGGTAGTCGGCAGACTGGCTGTCCGGCTTGAGGATGTGGGTGGAGGGCGTGCCGGGCAGTGGCTCAAACAGTTGCTCATCGCGGTAGACCACCACCATTTTGTGCTGCGCACCCGCCAGTGACATGCGCTTGGGCGATTTTTGCGTGAGCGTGGCGCGGGGCAGGTTGCGAATGCGGACATTCAGCTCTGGCAGAGGCAGAGGTTGCAGCCCCGTTGCTGCAGCGGTTGCATCGGGTGCAGCCAGCACCAGTGAGCCTGCTGACTCTGCGCCAAAGTAGCCCAGCAGGCCAAAAGCGTCTGCCTCATCAATTTGGGCTTCTTTGGCCAACACGCTGCGCAGTTGTTCTTCGGGCAGCAGGTTGTCAAAGTACCACTGCACGGGGCGTTGGCTGGCTCCGTCTACATATTCGGCTTCTGAAAGCGGCAGTCCTGGAGCCAGCGCAAATGCTTTGGGGCTTGCTATCCATTCAGGGGCGTAGGCAAAGCGCCAGATGTCGTCTTGGGTGCTGAGGGTGCCCACTGTGGCGTCATTGATGCGCACAAGAAGCTGGCGTGCCGTGCTCATGCCTTGGCCTTTGCGTTGCTGCTGCGTGTACGTGGCTTCAGAGGTTTGAGGCCCGTGGATTGCAGCGCTTCAAATTGCTCCAGCGCGCTGGATGGGATGTCTACGGTAAGCTGAAGGCCTGCTTCTTGAAGCAGCTTGAGTACGCGGCCCATCTGCACGGTTGCTTTGCCGTGCTCCACCTCACGGGCAAACACATGGCCAACGCCTGCGCTGCCTGCCAAATCGTCCAGGCGCAAGCCTTGGCTTTTACGTACTGCACGCAAAATCAGGCCGAGGTCTGCGACGGTGTGGATGCTGTGTTTCATGGTGTTAAAAGATGCCTTTTCATCTATTTTTACCACATATGGCTATGCACGGCAATCAATAGATGCTTTTGCATCTTTTTTTATTTTCTGCAGCATTGATTGTTTTAAATGGATGCAATGGCATCTTTTTTTTGTATGTTGCTTCACGATGGCATGCAGGTCTGACCGTGATGCACGCTGTTGCGGCACCCAAAAATAGGCGGATAACAATGGAGATCCATTCAGACATGGCTCTGCCTGTTTGGGGAATGCGCAATGGTCATTGAGTGCCCGGTTTCCACAAAAATGCTATTAAATTGATTGTTGACTTCTTTGCTGCATAAGCCCTAGCCGCCTGCGACAAAATTTAGCGAACTAGTTCGTCTGGTTTGTTCGCAGCACCTCGCCGACCATTCGGCGCATGGGTATCTACCGCCATCTTTCTGTTGAGCAACTCCAGGCCAAGCGCGACAAGCTGATGCAGGCGCTGGAGGCGCGCTTGACCTTGCCCACCACAGCCAGCGGGGGCGGCCGCTCCGTTCAGTTCAATCAGGACACGACCCAGATTGAGCGGCAAATTCAAGCCATCCATGAAGAGCTTGACAGCCGCACTGGCAAGCGTCGTGGCCCCATCTATCTGGTGTAGTGATGGGGCGCAAGCAATCTCTCTCCCGCCGTACTCGCGCAGCTGCCTCTGTGGCAGCGGGTGCCAGCATGTCTGCGTACCAGGGCGCGTCTCACACCGACCTGGCACTGCGTGACTGGCAGCCCGGCCTGGGCAGCCCAGATGCTGATCTGCTGCCTGAACTGGGCGCACTCACCAGCCGCAGCCGTGACCTGGCACGCAATGACGGCCTCATGGCCGGTGGCCTGCAGACCCACCGTGACAACATTGTGGGTGCGGTGCTGCGCCTTTCTGCCATGCCGGACTACCGCCTGCTGGGCTGGTCCGTAGAGCAGGCGCGGGAGTGGGGCAACAAGGTGGAGGCCCATTTCCGCAGCTGGGCAGAGACCACGGATTGCGATGCCGCCCGCACGCTGGACCTGCTGGGCATGACAGTGCTGGCCCTGAGCGGCGAAATGCTCAATGGTGATGCAGTGGCTATTCCCAAATGGCTGCCCCGCCCAGACAGCCCATGGGCTACCCGCCTGTGCCTGATTGAGTCTGACCGGCTGGAGACGCCTCCACACCTGGAGGGCATGGCCCGTATTCGCCGTGGCATTGAGTACGACACCAACGGTGCCCCTGTGGCCTATCACTTCCGCGCAGCACACCCTGGCGATGCGCCATACCTGAGCGGGCATGAAGTGCACGATCTGTACCGCTGGGAGCGTGTGCCTGCCTTCACGCCTTGGGGGCGTCGCCGGGTGGTGCACTTGCATGCCAAAGAGCGCACAGGCCAATCGCGCGGCAAGCCCATTGTGAGCGCCGTGATGCGCGAATTCCACATGGCGGGCAAGTATGCGCAGAACGAGCTGCAGGCCAGCTTGGCCAACTCGCTGGTGGCCGCCTTCCTGGAATCCAACCTGGACCAGGAATCTGCAGCAGCCCTGTTTGGCGACGATCCCCGCGAGGCCTGGGGCAAGTCCGTCAAGCAGGCGCAAAGCATTGGCAAGCTGCAGGGCGCAGCTGTCATCCCGTTGCCTGCTGGCGCACGCCTGCAGAGTTTTGCTCCCAGCCGCCCCAATGTGGCGTTTGAGGCTTTCATGCAGGCGGTGGAACGGCGCATCGCCGCAGGCATGAACCTGCCCTATGAGCTGTTCGCCAAAGATTTCAGCCGCCTGAACTATTCCAGCGCCCGTGCCGTGCTGCTGGAGGCCTGGCGCTACTTCCAGGGCCGCCGCCGCTGGCTCATGACGCACTGGCTCAAGCCCATCTACGAGCTGTGGCTGGAAGAGGCCGTGAATGCCGGTGTGATTGAAGCGCCCGACTTCTACGCCAACCGCTACGCCTACTGCCGCTGCCGCTTTGTGTTCGGTGGCCGTGGCTGGGTGGACCCCGTCAAAGAAATCACGGCCGCCAAGCTGCGGCTGGAAATCGGCGTTTCCACGCTGGAGCAGGAGTGCGCAGAGCAGGGCCTGGACTGGGAGGAAGTTCTGGTGCAGCAGGCCGTGGAGCAAAAACGCCGTGCAGAGCTGGGTGTTGCGGCACCTGCTGCGGCGCAGTGGGTGGTCGGCAAGCAAGGGCCTGAGCAGGACGACCCCGTAAAAGACAAAGAGGTATCCGCATGAGCAGCCGCATGTACCCCCATCTTGCAGCGCGTGTGTTCAACACGCCGCTGTTGGTCCATCCCCAAAAGCTCGACGCCATTTTGGCCGGCCTTGGTGGCCGCCTGCTGGGTGCAGACGGTTTGCGCTTTGAGGCCGCAGATCTGACGGCCCAGGCTGCACTGCCTGCTGAAATGTTCAGCACCCGCCGTGGTGAGCGTACCGAGCGCGGCTACCGTGTGTTGGATGGGGTGGCCGTCATCACCGCCATGGGCGCTCTGGTGCACCGCACCAGGATTGATGCCAACAGCAGCCTGCTCATTGGCTACAACGACATTGCAGCCGACATGGAAGATGCCCTTGGCCGCAGTGATGTGCATGCCATTGCCTTGGTGCTCGACAGCCCCGGCGGTGAAGTCTCTGGCGCTTTTGAGCTGGCAGAGCGCATTTTTGCCGCCCGTGGCAGCAAACCCATTGTGGCCATTGCAGATGGCATGGCTGCAAGTGCTGCCTATCTGGCGGCCAGTGCAGCGGATGAAGTGGTGCTCACACCGACTTCTTATGTGGGGTCCATCGGTGTGGTGATGCGCCATGTGGACTTCAGCCGCGCACTTGCCAATGACGGCATCAACGTCACACACATCTTTGCCGGTGAACACAAGATCGACGGCAACCCATACCAGCCCCTGCCTGAGGGCGTGCGCGCCACGCTGCAGGCCGACATTGAGGGGCTTTATCAGATGTTTATCCAGGCCGTGGCCAAGCACCGTGGGCTGGATGAGCAGGCGGTGCGCAACACGCGCGCAGCCGTGTACCGGGGCGTGGCAGCTGTTGCCACGCGCTTGGCAGACCGCATCGGCACTGTGGATGCGGTGGTGGCTGAGCTGGCGGCCCGGCGCACTCATGCCGTGTCAACGGGCGTGGGTATGTCTCACCAATCTGAAGGAACCACTATGAATCAAGCATCCGCGAATGCAGCGGCTGCAGCTACGACTGCATCCGCTGGTGCCATTACGCCTGCTGCTGAAGCGGCCGCAGCTGCGTCGGCAGCTCCTGAACAGGGCAAGACCTATGCCGATGGCGTGCAGGCAGAGCGTGCCCGCGTGACCGCCATCCTGGGGCATGCCAATGCAGCGGCCAACCCATTGATCACCCAGCAGTGCATTGCCACAGGCCTGAGTGCCGAGCAGGCCAAGGGCTTCCTGGACGCCGCACCTGCTGCCGCTGCTGCACCTGCCAATCCGTTTGCTGCAGCCATGGCGGCCATGGGCAACCCTGATGTGTCTGGCGTGGAAGCCGTAGCCACGCAGGCAAATGCAGGCCCTGCAGCTATTTCCGCGGGCTGGGATCGCGCATTTGGCGTGAACAGCAAGTAAGCGACTGCTGACAAAAAAGGAGCGCAAACCATGTTTGTAAAGACCCCGAGCGCTGCCAGCTACCTGGTGAGCGAAGCCAATGGCACCCGTTCTCGTGACGTGGTGACCATTGCCAAAGGTGTGCATGCCCTGCCAGGCACCGTGCTGGGCAAGGTGACTGCCACCGGCCACTACGTGCCCCTGGCCCCCACAAAAGGCAGTGGAGAGGACGAGACCCCTGACGGCAGCCAGACCGCTGCGGCCGTGCTGTTTGCGGAAGTGGACGCCACCCTGGGTGAAAAGCCCGGCGTGATTACCGCCCGTGATGCCGAAGTGGCCGCCCATGCGCTGCTCTGGCCAGCAGGCATTGCCGAGCAACAAAAAACCGCCGCGCTGGCCCAGCTGGCTCAGGCAGGCATTGTGGCGCGCTGATCGCGCCGGAAAGAAAGAGGTGAAACACCATGGCAGATCTTGCAATTTTTAATCGTGATGAGTTCAGCATGACCTCGCTGTCTGCTGCCATCCAGCGCGCGCCCTATGTGCCCCAGCTGCTGGGCCAGATGGGCATTTTTACGCCCGATCGCTCCCGCACCACCACCATCACGGTGGAGGAAAAGGGCGGTGTGCTCTCGCTCATCAAATCCTCGCAGCGTGGCGCACCCATTGAAGAGGGCCAGGGTGAAGGCCGCCGCGTCAAGCACTTCAGCACCGTGCGCCTGGCGCGTGGCAAGACCTTGTATGCGCACGAAATCCAGAATATTCGTGCGTTTGGCACCACCAGTGAGCTGCAGGCCGTGCAGGATGAAGTGGCCGACATCATGAACGGCAAGACAGGCCTGCGCGCAGCCATGGAGCTGACGCACGAAAACATGCGCCTGGGTGCTGTGCAAGGCAAGGTGCTGGATGCGGATGGCTCGGAGCTGTTCAACTGGTACAGCGGGTTTGACATCAAGCAGCCCGATGAAATCAACTTCAACCTGGCATCTGCCACTGCGGATGGCGGTGAGATTCGCAAGAAGTGCAATGAAGTGGTGCGCGCCATGGTGCGTGCCAGCCATGGTGCCTGGCTGCCCGGCCAAACCTACGCTGCAGCGCTGTGTGGTGACAACTTCTTCGATGACCTGGTGGGCAACCCCGAAACGCGCAGCACCTACCTGGGCCAGCAGGAAGCCAGCGATCTGCGCAACGACGTGGGCCAGGCCTTTAGCACCTTCAAGTACGGCAACATCCTGTTCATCAACTACCGTGGCACTGATGACAAGAGCACGGTGGCCATTGGCAGCGACAAGTGCCACTTCTTCCCCGTAGGTGCGCCAGAGGCCTTCAAGGCTGGCTTCTCGCCTGCCGAGTTCCTGCCCTTTGTGAACACGCCCGGCCAGGACGTGTACGCCCTCATCGTGCCGGACAAGGACCGCCAGGCCTGGGTGCGTCCCGAGGTGTACAGCTACCCGCTGTTCATGTGCACCCGTCCCGGCATGCTGCTGCGTGCCAAGCGCGGTTAAGCCTGGGCGCAGCCATGACGCAGCAGCTTGCGCCTTTTGCTGACGTGGAAGCCCTGATCAATCAGGGCGTTGCACAGATGCTGAGCAATGCCACGGCCACCTGGAACGGCGGTGCGCCCTTCGGCGTGATGCTGGACCGTGAGGCAGACACCGGCTTTATGCCCGAGGTGGTCACTGCTGACCGCTACGCCGTATCCATGTGCGTAGCCAATGCACCAGGCATTGCAGAGGGCAGCACAGGGCTGTGCGTCAATGGCCGGCCAGTCCGGGTGAGCGGTGCCGTGATCCCGGACGCCTCGGGCTGGGCCACTTTCCCCGTCGTTTTTGAAGGAGCCACAGATGCTGGCGCTTGAAAAGCTGATGGCCCAGCGTCTGCGGGAGCTGCCTGCGCTCACTGGCTGGGCCGTGCGCACAGGGACTGACGATGCGGATCGCCGCCCGGTGCCTGCAGTCGATGTGCGCATGGGTGGTGCCTCTGTGCCCAGTGGCAACCAGCGCTCGGTGCAGCTGCAGCCCGAATGGCAGGTTGTGCTGGTGAGCAAACGCTCCAGCGATGCGGCAGATGTGCTGGATGGCGTGATCGAGGCCGTCATTGCCGCGCTGCATAACTGGCGCCCGGTTGCCAGCCGCGCATGGACTGAGCTGAAGCTGGTCCGCGTGCTGCCAGTGGATGTTGTGGATGTAGCGCTCATTGGCTTTGAGCTGACGTTCACCACCACCTCTGTTTTCAACGGTCAGCAGTGACCATCACACATAGGGATTGGATATGCCTATTAACCACACCACCAACCAGTACCTGATCCCACGCGGTCGTGTGTACTTTGACCCCTACAACGCCAGCGAGCAGCTCACGGGCGAAATTGACCTGGGCAACTGCCCCGGCGTGTCGCTGACCATCAGCACCGAAAAGACCGACCACTACAGCAGCCAGTCTGGCCTGCGCGAGAAAGACGGCAGCTGGATTGTGGAAGTCTCGCGCACCGGCACACTGTCGTGCGACAACTTTTCTCCCCAGAACGCAGCCCTGTGGCTGGCCGGTACGGTGGAGAAAAAGACCCAGGCCGCGCAGACCGTCACCGGCGAAAAGCGCAAGGTGCTGCCCGGCCGCCAGTACCAGCTGGGCGCTACCGCAGAAAACCCCCTGGGCGTGCGCAATGTGACGGACATCACCGTGCACTTGGACGATGGCGGCGCGCAAGGCCAGGCGCTGGTGGCAGGCAAGGACTACAACGTGGACACCGCCACCGGCCGCGTGCAGATCATTGAAGGCGGTGCCATCACGGCCGAAACCACGGTGCAGTTTGGCTACAAGACCGTGGCGGGCGCGTTTGAGTCCGTCAAGTCTGGCGCCAAGGCAGAGCTGACCGGTGCGCTGCGCGTGGTGTCTGACAACGCCGCAGGCGGCAACCGCGACTGGTATCTGCCCAAGGTCACGCTGACCCCTAACGGTGACTTGCCCTTGATTGCTGAGGGCACAGATGTGGTGGCCATGGAGTTTGGCCTGGAAGCCCTCAAGCCCGCCAATGGCGAAGCCATCTACTGCGATGGCCGCCCCGTGGTCGTCTCCTGAAGCCCTTCAACCCGTCAAACCATCCCGGCCCCGTGCCGGGGCGGTTTGCAGTGCGGCTGATCAGCTGCAGCGCAAACCGTTGACTTTCTTGCACCCATGTCCACTCCCAAGCCCATCCAGATTGCCATTGAGGCAATAGTCAAAGGCCAGCGCAATGTTGATGAGCTGGCCAATGACCTGCGCGCCCTCAGCGGTGTGCTGGATGATGAGCTGTCTGAGCATGCCAAAGAGGCAGCAGAGGCACTCGACGCCCTGGGGGCCAAGCAGCGGGCGCTGGAGTCTTTCAAAGAGCTGGGCACGCAGACCCGTGATCTGAGCGTTGAATTTCGCAAGGCACAAGACGATGCCAAGCGCCTGGGCACTGAGCTCAAGACCGAAGCCGCTGCAGCCAAGGCCTTTGCAGAGGCAGAGCAGCAGGCGCAGACCGCCGTGGCCGATGCCAAGCGCAGCTTGGACAGCAAGCGCAATGCCCTGCGCACCCTGCGCAAAGAGACAGACGCCGCAGGCAAAAAGACCGAAGACTACAAGCGCGCAGAAGAAGGCCTGAAAGCCGCCATTGCCGCTGCCAAGACCGAGCTGACCCAGCGCAAGGCAGCGCTGCAGCAGGCGGGTAGTGAAGCGCAAAAGGCCGCACGCGCAGAAGCTGCGCTGCAGCAAGAGTACAAAGGCGCGGTCAGCAATGTGCGCAATGTGTCGGCCGCACTGCAGCAAAAACGCGTAGCACTGGCTGAAGCCACGGCCCAGATGCAGCGCCTGGGCGTGGCCACCACGGATCTGAACATTCATGAGCGCAACCTGAAAAACGCCATCGCTCAGAAGCGTGAAGAAGTGCAGCGCATGGCCCCAGCCTACCAGCAGGCGGCTGCGGCGGCCTCTGGTGCAGCTGTCCAGCAGCTGGCCGCGCAGCGCACACTCAAAGACGGGCTGGGTGATATTGCCGCGCAGATCCAGCGCATCCAGTCCATTGCCATGGTGGCCCTGGGCGGCAGCTGGGCCATTGGCAAAGCCAAAGAGATTGCAGATGTCGCGGACGAATTCAAGAACCTGCGCGCCCGCGTAGAGCTGGCCACGGGGGAGGGGCAGCTGTTTGCCCAGTCGTGGGAGCAGGTGTCCCGCGTGGCGCAAGCCACTTACAGCAGCCTCAGCAGCACCGCCACGCTGTTTGCGCGGCTGACCGATGCAGGCAAGTCTGCAGGCCAGAGTGCCCAAGCTGCTGCGCAGCAGGCCATGGCGCTCACGGAGACCATCAACCAGGCCGTGCAGCTGTCAGGTGCCAGCGCGCAGGCGTCTGATGCAGCCATCACCCAGCTCATCCAGGGCTTGCAGTCTGGCGTGCTGCGTGGCGAAGAGTTCAACAGTGTCATGGAGCAGGCCCCACGCCTGGCCAAGGCCATGGCAGATGGGCTGGGTGTGACCACGGGTGAGCTGCGCAAGCTGGCGGGTGAGGGGGCACTGACCACAGAAGTGGTCACCAAAGCCCTGCAGGGTCAGGCTGACGTGGTGGCCAACGAGTTTGGCAAGCTGCCTGCCACCGTGGGCCGTGCGCTGGAAAACCTGCGCACCCAGTGGATGCTGTACGTGGGCAGCGCAGATGCTGGCTTGCTGAGCACGGAGAACGCAGCCAAGGCCATCAACTACCTGGCCGAGAACATTGACACCCTGATCAACGCGCTGCAGACCGCAGGCAAGCTGTGGGCAGCCCTGAAGATTGCCCAGCTGGCCAGCGACTTTGGCGCCTGGGCCACCAAAACGCTGGCTGCCACGCAGGCCATGGAAGCCAACACCGTGGCCACCGCTGCCAACACGGCTGTGCAAAAGGCCAATGCTGCGGCCGTGGGCGCAAGCGCAGCAGCCATGGGTGCGCAGGCGGCTGCGGCCAAAACATCGGCATTCATTCAGGCAGAGCTGGCGCGCAATGCCAAAAATGCGGCCATCTTTGGGGGGAAGGCCACCAAGGCACAGCAGGCAGCTACAGCTGCCATGAAGGGAGGTGCTGGTGCCGCTGGCATGCTTGGCAAAGGGCTTGGCTCTGTGGGACGCGCTGTGGTGGGTTTTGCAGGGGGCTGGGTTGGTCTCGTCGCTAATCTTGTTTTATTTCGCAGCGAGATTGAAAGCGGCATCCGCAGCGTTGTCGAGTGGGGGAAGTCTTTTACTGCAGCAGGTAGGCAGTTAAAAGAGTTTGAGGAGGAGCAGCGACGAGCTGCTGAGGTTTCTAGCTACCAGGCGAAAGTGGCTGAAGAAGTTGCCCAAGCAAATAAGAGAATTTCTCAGGCACTAGAGGAGTCACGCAATGCCAGCTTTGGCCTGAGCAAAGAGGGACAGGGCCTGATTGCCACCTTCCAGGGCATGGTGCGCGAGGGCAAGCGGGTGGATGAGGCGCTGGCCAAGATTGGTGAGGGCTTTGACCTGTCTGGCAAAGCAGGCATCCAGAACGCCGCTGCCGTGCTGGACAAGCTGCAGGCAGATGGCCAGATCACTGCCGAGCAATTTGCCCAGGCATGGCAGGGTGCGCTGGAAAAGATCGACCTGGGCGTATTTGCCGTGAATGCCCAGACAGCGCTGCAAGGCGGCGCGCGTGAGGCTGAGCGCCTGGCGCAGGTGATGGATGCCGTGGTGCACCAGGCTGTGCTGCGCACGGGGCTGGATTTTGATGTGCTGCAGGGCAAGATTGGTGCGGCCAGCCGCAGCGCTATCAATGATGTGGACGCCATTGCAGCAAGCATGGAGCGCCTGCAAGCGCAGGGCGTAGACGCAGCCCGGGCCCTGCAGGTCAGCTTGAGCAAAGCTATCAACACGGCAGACAGCCAGCAGGCAGTGGAGGCGCTCAAAGGGAAGATTGAAGAGCTGCGTGCAAAACTCGGTGATGAGGTGGCTGATGGCCTGCTGGACCAGGCTGCCGCCAAGGCGCGTGAGCTCAAGACGGCGCTGGAAGACTCCACCCCCGGCATCCAGAGCGTGCAGGAAGCCATGCGCCAGCTGGGTGTGGTGTCAGATGAATCGCTGCTGCGTACGGCAGAGACTGCCCGCAAAGCCTATGAGGCCATTCGCGACAGCGGCACCGCCACCCCGCGTGAAATTGCCCTGGCGTTTGAAAAAGCAGCAGACGCGGCAGAAAAGTCTGCAGACCGTTCAATGCAAGCCTGGGCCAAAGCCGAGCAGCAGCGCCTGCGCTATCAGCAGCAAGCCGCCGAGAACAAGCCTGCACCTGACAAGCAGCCCGGCAGCGACACCAAACCAGCACCCGGCAACAAACCCGGGCGCACATCGCAAAGCCCCGCGGTGCCCCGGGGGGCCACCGAAGAAGAAGCCGAGCGCCTGCGCAAAGCACAGCGCCAGGGCAAGTGGGTCTATGACCGCGAGCTGGAGAAGGTGCAAGAGCGCATCCGCAAAGATGAGGATGAACAGCGCCGCCAGTCTGAGCGTGACGAGCTGGAGCGCCAGAACCAGGCACGGCGCGAGCAATTGGCCAGCGCAGACACAGGCCCCAGCAACCGCGATCTGCTGGCAGAAATGCGCCAGCAGCCCACTGGCCAGCCGCAGCCCGAGCAGCAGCAAGGCTGGGGCGCGCAGCAGGTGCAGCAAATCATCCGGCACGAAATTGCGCTGCCTGGGGGCGATGTGCTGGGCATCCATGTGGCAGACAGCGCCAGCAGCGATGCACTCAATGCGCTGTTTGAGCAGCTGGAGCGTGGCGCACAAATGGCAGGGGGGCGGTTCTGATGGCGGGGCATTTTCTGGCAGGCATTGAGCTGCCACGCGGCATGTTGTGGACGGATGAGTTTGACTGGTCTGCCGTGCAAAAAAGCGTAGAGCGCAGCATCACCGGCGCACAGGTGATTGATGCCGCCGCCAAGCTGGCTGGCCGCCCCATCACGCTGGAGGCCACAGAAAACCACGGCTGGATACGCCGTGCCACTTTGCTGGCCGTGCAGGCGCTGGCAGATGACCCCGCAGGCCAGTACCTGCTGAAGCTGGCCGATGGCCGTGAGTTCACTGTGCAGTTTGCGCCAGATGAGCCCATTTCTGCGCGGCCCATCAGCCGCCCTGAGCTGCCTGCCAGCACCCACCCTTACGTCGCCACGCTGCGACTGTTGACTGTTTGAAGCGAGAGAGAACGCAATGGCCATTCAAGACGGTGACATCAAGCTGCTCAAGTCCAAAGTGATGGACGACGTGCCCGAAGGCGGTGGCGGCCCCACCGGGCAAGTGGTGGAGTGGGGCAAGAGCAACCAGATTTTTGACGATGTGACCGAAGTGGCACGCGCTGGCGGCCAGGTGAGCATCCGCCAGCTGCATGCGGCCGTGCAGACGGGCAGCACCGACCCGCTGCTGGATGCCAACATCATCATTGACCAGATGCCCACAGACCCCAATGTGAGCGTAACGCTGGCCGCCTGTGACATGTTCGCCACCCGCACCCAGATTGCCAAGGCCATTGCGGACTACCAGATTGCGGGCACGGTCTGGAGCGGCATTTTGCTGGGCAATCACGTGGCCAATCAGGGCAACATCCAGATCTTCCACCGCGTTGGCACGGCGGCCCCCAACATTGGGGCCACGCTGGTGATTGTGCAAGACGAAGGCCAGCCCACGGAGCGCGCCCAGTTCGTGCGCATTCGCCGCACGGAGACCGTGGAGCGCACCTTCTCCTATATGCAGGGCGCTGAGGTGAAGGACTACCAGGCGCTGGTGTCCACCTGCGACATCTCCCCGCGCCTGAGCCATGCGTTCAAAGGCAGCGAGCCTAACCGCATGTTTACTGCTGATGCCGGGGCTGCCAAGCTGCGCGACACCACCGTGGCTGATGCCATGCGCTTTTACGGAGCCAGCACGCTGACGGCGGCTTACGAGCTGGGCGACCCTTCGCGCCAGATCAAGGTGGCCAGCATCTACACCCAGCTGGTGCCCAGCAGCCGCAGCGAGACCATCAGCCTGGACCAGCGCCCGGCTGCACTGCGCAGCATCACGCTGGCCACTGGCCCGCGTGAAGTCACCGTGGCCGTGGCCCCGCACACCCAGCGCTTTACCGTGACGCAGGAAAACCGTGGCTACAGCTGGACCACCATCTTGCGCCCATTCCCCAGCCCCGGCACGGTGGTGGTGAGCTTTCGCGCCCTGGGCAAGTGGTACACCTGCCAGGACAACGGCCAGGGCGAGCTGCAGGGCGACGCCGTGGGCACCGTCAACTACAGCAACGGCAACGTGGCGCTGAGCCTGCCAGCCTTCCCGGACGTGGGCAGCATGGTGCTGTTCCAGTGGGGTGAAACCACGGGCTTTACCAACCGCACCGGCAGCGCGGCCCAAGTGCGCCAGCCAGAGTACGCCCTGCAGCTGCAGCACCAGTGCCTGCAGCCCGGCAGCGTAGCAGTCAGCTGGGAAAGTGGCGGCGTGCTCAAAACCATCAGCGATGCAGGCGGTGGCACTGCGCTGGCGGGCAGTGGCGGCACAGGGCTGGTCAACCACGCCAGCGGCCAGATCCTGATCCGCCCCACGGCGTGGATTGATGCGGGTGGCGAGTTCCAGATCAGCTACCGCTGGGCGCCCAAAGTGACCCAGTCGGTATCTGCCAGCCCAGATGCGGGCGGCTGGGCCACGATTGCGCTGGACAGCGTGCCCGCCCCCGGCAGCCTGGAGCTGCGCTGGATGACCGTGCGCAATGTCTCTGCCAGCAGCGGTGCGCAGTCCAGCGGTGGCAACGCAAACAAGAGTGAGCGCAGCTACGCCACCAGCTACGGCAATGGCTATATCAGCCAGAGCAACGGTGGCTACAGCACGACCAGCCAGCGCCTGAGCAAGACGCAAGACCAGGTGCAGCACCAGCTGGTCGATGACGGGCAGGGCGGCCTGTCAGGCCGTGGCTCGGTCAACTACGCGGGCAAGACAGTCACCGTCAAGCTGGTGGATCTGGATGCCACCACCAGCAGCTACAGCTCAGACCATGAAAGCAGCCGCGCGTTTGAGTCGCAGTCTGGCCCCAGCTTCAGCGGTGTATCTGTTGGCGGTGGTGGCCTGTACAGCCGTGGTGGTCAGTACAGCACAGCATCGGCGCAACGCTCATGCGTGGATAAGGCTTAAGTTCTTGATTTGTATTGGTTTCTTTGGAATTCATTGGCATTTTTGGCGGTCTGTAGCACCGTCTGTAGCACCCCAAAAAACGCCAAATTCCCCGTCTTTTTGGAGTTCAGAATGGAGCAACTGCGTATACGGCACAGGTATGCGGTACAGGTTCGCCTTCAAGAGCAGGGCGTTATTGTGCCCAGACAGACAACGGTTTTCAGAAACAAGGCTTTGTCTGAAGCATGGCGATGCTTGGGTGGCATGCGGGGCATGGTCTTGAGGCGGGTAAAGCTTCAAGGCAATGAAGTTTCAAAGTGAATGTGCCGCTGAAGTGCTTGATATGTCACAAGTTATGGGTGCAGCCCCTTGAAATCGAATTTTTACTACATGAAGCGAAATAGCATGCTCCTATAGTTGGCCAAAGAATCTTGGCAGATTCCCGTGAGAACTGAGCGACCATCGCCAATACCCAGTTTGAATTTTGCCGCATTGATTCAGCACCAAAGAGAGAGGAATGC